CAATTAAATAAGAAATAAAAGTGGGAAAGTGGGCTTTTTTCGCAAGAAAATTTTCAAATCGGCGCAAATCGGCCATTTTGGGGCAAAAAATGCCTAAAAAGTGCCATTTTCAGAAAATGCCTCCGAATTTTTCTGCCCACTTTTGGTTTTCAAAACCGGGCTTTTGCCCACTTTTTCTGGGCTTTTTTCAAGAAAATTGTCCGTACACGCTCAAAAATTTTTTCAAAAGTGGGCTTTTGCCCAAATCCACCAAACAAAACCGGGCTAAAATTTACTCGATTTTCAAGTATGTACGGACTCATTTCGCTCATCTCCAAACCCGTCCGTTCCGTTTATCAATCAGAATAATCCGACCTTCGATCTCGAAGCCAGCCAACTCACACAAGTAAAACAGTGTATGCAGCAGTCTATGAAATCTTTCGTCTTCTTCACGCTCAATATTCTTGAGGGCTTCGTAAGCGGTCGGGTCAGAATATCCTTCGGCATTTCGTCGAGGATTAGTGGTGTTCGCCATGATGCAGGTACTCCTTTCTTCTAAATTTGTTTCAAGATTGCTACGCCTTCTTTCAAGCTTTCCGGAATATCAATTACTCGCTGATTGCGGCTTCCTCGGAAATCAAGCTCCAATGATTTTTCAGCCTGTACGAACGGGCCGTCAACAAGCACATCAATATGTTTCAGAAGCTCGATGCCTTGCCTGTATAAGTCTTCAAAAAGATAACCAGTGTAGCACCAAACGCTAAGCCCTATTTCATGAGCTTTTTCAGCAATCAGAGCACACTGGTAAATCTGACAGAACGGCTCGCCTCCGGAAATGGTAATGCCGTCTATCCAATCTTTTCTTTTTGAAATATCATCGAGTATGTCTTCGATCAACACGAGCTTTCCGCCACCGAATGGGTGAGTTTGAGGATTGTGGCAGCCGGGGCACTGATGCGGACAGCCCTGTGTAAATATCACATACCGGATTCCTTCCCCGTCAACAATAGACTCCGATTCAATCCCCGAAATTCGAATCAACTTCATGTTTGACACGATCTCGCTCCTCCGCACGCTTAGCGTCATTCCACTTATCAAGAGTTCCGACCAAATATCCAGTGATGCGACGAATGCGTTCGAACGGAACTCCATCGGCTTCACTCCGTCCGCAGCAGGGGCAAACATCGTTGATAATTCCGTTGTAGCCGCAGACAGGATCTCGGTCTACAGGATGATTGATGCTTCCGTAACCGATGCCGGCTTCTTTCATGTGTCTTACAACTCGTTCGAAAGCTGCAAGGTTTTTGGTCGGATCACCGTCCAGTTCTACATAAGAAATATGACCGGCATTGGTAAGAGCATGGTATGGAGCTTCAATATCAATCTTCTTAAGTGCCGGGAGATGATAATAGACCGGAACATGAAAGCTGTTAGTGTAGTAGTCACGATCAGTAACACCCTTAATAATGCCAAATTCTTTTCGGTCAGCTCTAAGTAAGCGTCCGGCTAAGCTTTCAGCAGGAGTAGCAAGACAGGTTACATTCATGCCAAACTGCTTGCTTTTCTCATCACAATAGTTTCGAATATAACCTACAATTCGCAGACCAAGCTCCTGAGATGCTTCATCTTCACCATGATGATGCCCTGTCAATGCTACAAGACACTCTGCAAGCCCACAGAAACCGATAGAGAGCGTTCCGTGTTTCAGCACCTCTCCAACCTCATCGTCCGGTCTAAGCTTGTCAGAGTCCATCCATACGCCTTCTCCCATGAGGAACGGAAAGTTTCTAACTACTCTTGACGCTTGAATCTCGTATCGGTCGAGAAGCTGCTGCATGGTTTTGTCGAGCATTCCGTCAAGCAGTTTGAAAAACTGAGGAATGTCACCGTCGACCACAATAGCCAGCCTCGGAAGATTGATAGAGGTGAAACTCAGATTACCTCTTCCGGGAGCGATCTCACGAGACGGGTCATAAACATTGCCCATTACACGAGTACGACAACCCATGTAGGCAACCTCTGTTTCAGGATGACCAGGCTTGTAATATTGGAGATTGAACGGGGCATCAATGAAAGCAAAGTTAGGAAACAGCCGCTTTGCACTGACCTTCATCGCCAGTTTGAACAGGTCATAGTTTGGGTCATCGGGATTATAGTTGACTCCCTCTTTGACACGGAAAATCTGAATAGGAAAGATTGGTGTTTCGCCATGACCGAGTCCTGCTTCTGTAGCAAGCAGAAGCTGCTCAATAGCAAGACGACCTTCCCAAGATGTATCCGTTCCATAGTTAATAGAGCTGAATGGAACTTGAGCGCCGGCACGGGAATGCATGGTGTTCAGATTATGAATGAACCCCTCCATAGCCTGATAAGTATCGCGAGTAGTCTTTTCCATAGCATAGTCGAGAATCCATGCTTTATCTTTCAGATCGTTGAGGCGTTCGCAGATCTCATAACCCTCTTTCAGGTACTTCTGATAGGTGTAACGGACACCCTCAGCCATAGCATAATCGAAGTCCACAACACTCTGTCCGCCATGCTGGTCATTTTGATTTGACTGGATAGCAATAGCAGCCAAAGCTGCATACGAACCAATGCTTTTTGGTGCTCTCAGATGGCCGTGCCCGGTATTAAATCCATTCTTAAAGAGTTTGCGAAGTTCAATCTGCGTGCAGGTCGTCGTCCATGCATAGAAGTCAAGGTCATGTATGTGAATCCAACCATCGCGGTGAAGTTCTGCAATTGCAGGTTTAATCAAATACTCCAGATTGTACTCCTTAGCGGTATTGGCACCATATTGCAGCATAGCCCCCATAGGGGAGTCACCGTTGATGTTGGCGTTATCTCGTTTCAAGTCACTATCTTTTGCCTGAAGAACGGTAATACTATCAAAAATAGCTTTTACCTTTTCTCCGAATTGTTCATTCATAGAAAACCCTCCTTAAATATCATCCTGATTGCGATGCAGACTGTGTTCAGCGTCGAAACCATCCGGATACCTGGCTTTCAGTTTGTCCACATTCATCTGCATGATGGTTTCAAGGTCATACCCAATGGCGTTTGCACTTACAGCGAGATACCAAGCCACATCTCCAAGCTCTTTAGCCATATGTGCAGTGCCCAGTTCGTGCCCCTGAAACAGATGCTTTTTCAAAATATCAATTGCTTCGCCGGCTTCTCCGTTCAGACCCATTAAGCCATTGAGCAGAAGTCGGTCAGGCGGTAAATCTTTTGGAGCAGTGCGAAGAGCTGCCTGCTGATAGTCGTTCGGCGTCATATTTTTTCCTCCTGTGATTACGATTCACCAGTGTAATAACCTGGTTTATTTGAATATCAAGCCGACGTTGTTCCTTAGCTTCCCGAAGGCGGTCACAAACAGCCTGAATATCCGCTTTTGTCGCTTCTCTGGCAAGCATTGTTTTCTCCTTTACACAAAAAATAAGAGCCAAGGTTTAACCTCAGCTCTTACATAAAATGTTATTTTTTCGATTTGTGGTATTTCCAGGCTTCACAAACCGTTTCTTTACATTTAGGATAATCGGGGCGTCCGCATTTGTTGCAGATAAGCTCTTTTCGTCCGAGATCCGGAATATCTTCCTCAAATTCTTTGATAACAGTAGTCCATGTACCGTCTTTCCTTCGAACAGGACAGGACATTCTGGATTTAACTTTCATCCTTGTTACACATCCTTTCAATAACGGTCATGCAATAAGGTCTAAAGAATTTATCAAAGATTGCTACCGGCACAGTAATAATCAATAATATCCAAAATATGTCTCGAATAATTCTCATTTGACGACCTCCTCGTAGTATTTTACCATAAATATAACAAAAGTAAAAGGGCTTGTTACGGCCCCTTTACCTTTGAAATCGAGTAACTTACGAAATCATGATCTTGTAGCGCTCGTTCAGTTCTTCGAACACTTCTTGATCTGCTGCAATGCTGATGTGAAACTCAATCTTGCCCTTTTCGTTCAACACGGTTTGGACAGCAGGCTGAAGTTTCTCAGCAAACAGCATTCTCAAACAAGTGCCGAGTTGCCGATCATTAACTGCCAGAAAATAATTCATGTGCGTTACCTCCTTTCATAATAGGGGGTGTATTTTTCGTGCAGTTTCAGAGGATTGCTTCTCCGGAACGATAGGTTTCTGTCCAATTTTGGTGATACTTACACCCAACAGAGATGCCGCTGATGAAGTCATAGTGAATCACTTTCTTTGATGTGATCTTTCCATCGCCCGTATCTCGGGTCACAGTTGCATTTTCGACCGCTTTGAGAATATCAAAATAGTCCTGTTTATGTGCACAGACATCTCGATGAGCACAGCGAGTGCACAAGGTTTCTTTTACTCCACCATCAAACATCCGCCATTTCCTCCTTGCCAGTAATCAGCTCAGAATAAGGCAAACCCTCAATCCAGTCGCAAAGCGTGTGCCATTCGTCGAGCTTGTGATGCCGACGGGATTTATAGATGTTTGCCAGAACCTCATAGTTCAGCATGACTGTCCGCTTCTGGTTGTAGGAACTGGGGAGAAGCTGGATCATCTGCCACCAATCGATCTTGGGGTCATCCAGTACCTTATTATTAAACCAATCTCGATGGACATTCAAGGTATGAATAACCGTTTCGAGCACAGCTACAGAGTCCTCCTGCAAATGCTCGTGGCTGAAGTCCTCCAGTGTAAACTCCTTCGCTGCAATTTTGTGCATCGTGGAGCAGGAGTTAGCAACCGTACCAACTTTGTAGGTATCGAACTCCTTCCACCAGTACAGCGGGGCAGTGATGTCGAGATAGACGGTAATCATCCGCATGAACTTGCGATGGTCAGTGCCGGCATTGCGGAGGGTGGTCATGAGTGTTAAATCATCGCCTCCGAGAATATATTTTGTGCCAATCTCCACATCGTCAGCGTGGCAATCAGTGTATACACAATCTGCGCAATGAGCTGGACCATGCGTGGCGCAAACACCACTATCGCTCTTCTCCCAAGAGTTCTTAGGGTTCCGCATACCGCGAATGGCGTGCTCCCAACCCATGACTTCAGTGTTTTCAATTTTCAGCATTTTCTACCTCCGTAAGCTTCGTCCGAATCATTTCCAGAATTTCCTCTACAATCGAACGAGTATTGTTGTGTAATTTAATATAGGCTTCATGGTCTTTGTACCAGGCAAACATTTCGGAAAGATCCCCTTTAATCCAACTGAATGCCCACCAGTCACAAACCATCTCAATAATATATGGGTACGGCATTTCAATAAGGATAGTTCCTTCTTTAGGCTCATCATTGATTAAAACCCAGTGCTGCCAATGATGGGGGTTTCGATGAATATGCATGAGCCATGCCCGGTTAAATGCTTCAATGACTGCTGGGGTTTGCTCTCCGTAGAAATAGTCATCATAAGGCTTGTACTCATCTGGTGTGTTCTTCGACATGTCATGAAATTCAATATTCCGAGTAGCCTCCACATCTGTTAGCTCTGGAATATAAGCAGCGATCCACTGGTAAGCTTTTTTCACAGCTTGTCTGTGGTTTTCCAGATATTTGTCATACTTTTGTGACATCAGATTCTCCTTTCTTATAGATAACCCGATCGCAAGCAACTTTGTTTATCACGCTGGTTGTGTAGTCGATTGTAGGGACCTCATGCTGCTCGAAATGGATTACTATGAAAAAATCGGTGATTAAATCATTTTCAGGATGTACCATCGTTTCAGCTCGGTTGATAAGTTCTTGGCCAGCGTCTTTTATTTGCTGAACAAGAGCATCGCGATATCCATTAGCCATTTTTTTCGATCCCCTTTCTCAATTCATGAGCCATAGTCACCCGTTCCTCAAGCCCCGGCATATGAGGGCAGGGATAATCGAGACCACAAAATAGACAAGTAACACCTCTCGTAAGAGTAAAGCATCGATTGCATAAAAACCGACAACTTTCTTTAAGCAAATCATTTTCGCTTTCAAGCTTTGAAACTTTTTCGTGGTAGTCAGTCTGAAGATCTGACAGCTGTTTTTTCAATCGTGCATTTTCTTCAGTAGCATCTGACGAAAGTGCCTTTCTGAACTCCTCAAGATTCATGTTTCTTTTCTCCTTTCAGAAATATCACTCTTGATTGAGCCGAGCTTGTTTAAGGATGCGACCGATTTCATAAACAGATTTTGCTTGAGCCAGTTTCTTTTTAACTTCTTCGCTATAGCAAAGCTCCGTTGCGATATCAATCGCATCCTTCTTCTCGGCATCAAGAATTGTTTTTGCTTTCATAGTTCATCGGTTTGTGGGAATTTGTATTGCTGGGCTCTGCGAGACAGTCGTTGCACGGATCTTTGGATTCTTGAAGACCGTTGTGCTTGCAAGATTTGCAATACTGGTCGAAATAGACTTCCTTTTCTTCATTCATCTGCAAAACCTCCTTACAAAATCCACAGGATGCACTTCACCGTCAAAGTAATGACGATAGCAGAAACACAAAGACAAGCTACCAGTGCGATAGCTTGCCCAATTTTATAAGCGACAGTGTTCATTCTGTCTGAATTGTTGGTATTGTTATGCATATTCAGCCTCCAAACTGAAGTCCGAGGTGAGAATATAAATCCTTATAAAGAATCTTCTCTAACTCGTCCTTATACATTGTTACAATTTCCTTGTGGTTACAAGTCTCGACAAACGGACATTCACGACATTGCTTCGCCAGTCTTGCCAACGCCATCGTCCGTCACCTTCTTTCTCAGGTATCGCTCAATGTTTTTGCATCGATTTCGATTTGAACATCGAATAACCGTGTCGGAAATGACGATCTCTTCACTCAGCCCGTATGCTTTTTGCGGTCGCTGGACATCTGGATCGAAGTCCATACAAGCGGAGCAATAGTCCGCAACATCAAGGGTTATCATCTTTTCTCCTTTCTTAGACAGCTTTAGATTTATAGCTGCCTACATACTTGGTTTCATTGAAATTCCGCTTCTCACTCAATGCTCGGCTAATAGCCAAATCGATACCGGAACGGGACTTCAAATGGTAATAGTAAAGATCTTTGAATGGAGTGTTTAGTCGGTCGGTTCGTCCTGCTGATTGCTTCATGATTTTGTAAGAGTAGTTCTGCGAGTAAAACACAATGGTGTCCGTACTAATGCAGTTCCATCCTTCGGCTCCAGCGGTGTATTGAACCAAATATACCCAACTGTCACAAGTCGGAATTGGTTGATGCTTATGACCGTTCCATTCTGCAATTTCAACATTTTCTCCATAGTAGAGATTTTTCAGAATATCAAGCTCATAATCAAAATTGTAAAAGACGATCATTTTGGGGTGCTTCTCAAACAATTCCATCAGAGCGATTTGTCTGGACTCATCCTCATTTACGATGCGTCGCCATACATAGCAAAGCTCTCCAGCATTTACAATCGGCTCGTTTTTGTACGGATTCCAACGAAGACGGCTTGTCTCTTTATACTTTGCTATATCGTAATTGACATAAACATCCTCATGGTGTGAGCAGGTTTCTCGCTTGAAATCCATATCCACAAGAATGCGATTACGAAGCCGGATGAGTCGTCCTACTCCCAAATATCTGTCTACTTTCGGATACTTTCCATTTACCCAAGTCATGACCATGTGTTCTTCTTTGAAAGCAGTCCGGTTCTTATAGAAGCCGTTTGCTACAAATACAGGAATATAATCCTCCCATGTGTCCCCTGGGGTAGCAGATAGAAGAATCCATTCGTTAAACTTGGCAATTTTCAGAAAAGCCTTTACCCATGCACCTGAACCGACAACACGCTGCTCATCAAATATGAAGAATGCGTCCGTAACCGTGGCATACTTCCCGATATTGTTCCAAGAATCAACGACGACCTTATTTTTATAGGCATTGACCTCTTCATGGACAGAAAGAAGGAAGGGCAAAAGCTCACCCTCCCATTCCAAAGTATCTCTTTTTCTTGCCGTGGTAATGATGTACAGGTCTTTTGGCGTACCCGGCATCCGAATATAACTCTTTGTACCGAGCTTACCTCCATTCTGTTTGTAGTAATAGGCTAAAGCTGTTCTGGATTTGCCACTACCGACACCGCCACAAAGAATGCAGCCGTTTTTCATTCTCTCAACAGCATCTGTTTGATAGTCTCGAAGTGATATGCCGGCCATCAGTACCCTCCGAAGATTCGACGCAGCACCCAGACATTGGAGAAGTACATTGGGGTAAACCAGTAATTCTCTTTGTCGTCGCTATCTGTCATCGGCTCTGTCAGAGAATTTCCGACCTTTACATATCCGGCTACACCCAAAAGTGAAAGCTGAATATAACACATAAGCGCCACCGTTTCATCGATATCCTGTGCAACGACGAGAAGATGATTTTGGTAGTTCAAGTTTGCTTTTTCCAACTGCTTCCTTGCAGCGTGGATTCCGGCAATCAATGTGGCCCCAGCTCCGCAGCACGGATCGTTAATTGAAATATAACCGTCCTGTTCTACCTTTTTTACCGTGTCGTCCATCGTCATTTCAGCCATTAACTCACACACATGATATGGTGTGAAAAATTGACCATTATGCTCATTGCCCAGATTTAGAGACATAAAAATACTGCCCAAAAAGTCCTGCTCTGGGTTTTTCTCCAAAGCCATGACTGTATGGGCAGCTAACTCAGGGAATAATTCCTGCTCTTTCTTGTTGTATTTTTTGATTGTCCTTAAATATAACGCTTCCCGTTCGTCATAGTGCTCCTTATCTGTGGGATTCGATAACGAACAGGCGAACATCGTAATAAAGTCACGCCAAATATCCCAAGAACGATGCCGGCTTGAAAACTGTTTGAACACATTAAGAAATTCTTTCTGAGAATCCAAAGCTTTTTCGGATTTTTTCCCAGTGGGATTTTTTTGCTTTGGTATTTCCTCTTTTTTATCAGGTTCAACCGTTTCCGGTATCTCTTCAATCTGTTTTTGAGGCTGTACCGTTGCTTTTGGTTTCGGTTTAGCCGATTTTTTATGCTTTTTCTTCTTCCAAAACACAAATATCAACCTCCTTATTCATGTTTCCTTTCTCCTTTCGGTGATTGTTGAAAGGGCTGTTTCCTCTTACCATCATAGACGTGCACATCTAATTCGGACCTTACTGGACATTTAACCGGACATGTACTAAGCCGGCACCCCATTTTCAACAGCTTTTAATCCCAGGGAGCCTCGTCCGGCCCCTCGTTTTCAGCGTATTTCTCAGCAAACTCATCTTCTTCAATGGTTACATACATTGTCTTCAGATAAGCTTTCACGCCGGTCTTTCCGCTGACTTCCCAATTATAGGGACGAATAACCAGATCGACATTGCGAATCTCTGCATAGTCCAGAGTAGCGATAGATTCCTCATCGAGTTTGGTCTGCGCCTTTCTAGTAATCATAACAACCTTAGGCGGGATATTGTCGAAGCTGACAGCCACCTGAATATAATGGCGTGGAGCCTCGTCTTCATCACGGGCAGGAAGAACACGGACATTCCAGCCATCCTCAATCAGTTTCTGCGCCATGTCAGGATCGTCAATAACTACGCAGAAATTGCGAGCGCCCGCACGATTGTATTTCTGCTCCTCGCCTTTAAAATTCCTAAAAATAATACGGGCATTTTCAATAATGATGTTGTCTACAGCTTTGTAAGCCATGATAAAATCTCCTTTCAGTTTTTATGTTGGTCGCATGGAAACGGACAAGTCCTGCAATCCTCATTCGGAATACAGGAACATTCGTCAATGTTGGCAAAGCGATAAATATAAATCGCCATTGCCGTGATAAGTAAAAGCAACAGCATATTCTCACCTCACATCAAATGGAGTTGAGTCTTCTTCATATGGTTCTCCGGCTCCGAACCAGGGCGGGGTGTTGTCTGAAACATAGGGCTCATCTGCAACAAAGCGTTCAAAATCGCCATATTTGGACAGTGACTTAACCGCTTCATCAACCATATTGTTGTAGTAACTACGGTCAATGTCATTTTGTTTCTCAAGCTGCCGAACCATTTCGGATTCCAGCCATCTGTATCCTTTCGAACCAGTCGCAGCAGCATAGCCCTTTTCCTTGGTCTTCTTGTTCTCTGTCTCACGAAGCAGAATACCGCCGCCGCAACCAGGTTTGATTGGACAGAACTGACCGACTTTTCCGACAAAGTGATAGCTATGTCCTTTAGCAATCTCTTCATCAAGACCTTCTCTCACCATAGGGGGGTCTTTTTTAGCAAGCCGTTCTTTTTCAGCTTCCAATTCGCTTACATCCGGCAAACCTTCGTTCATATCGAGATACAGTGCCGAAGTTACCGACTTGGTTTCACACATGTCTTCAAACTCGATATTTTCTTTGCTGAATAGAGTCTTAAACACATATGGAATCTGGAATTGGGTGCCTGTTGCAGTCCAATCGTAAGGATGCTTTTTGTTATCCTTACAAATATCTTTTGCCGCCTCAACATACTCCTTTCCATACAGGTCGCAGCATTTTTCAACAGTGGCATAACGGGCAATATAAACTGCGTCGTTTACCAAACACATACGGTCGTATGTAGCCTCATGCTCAAAGTTGTAGCCGTATAATTTACCGTATTCCGCTACAAACTTGATAATTTCCGGTGTTGCATCAGGAATTTTAATGGAATCCGTCTTGATATGAGCAACAGTAAAGCCCCGTTTCTGGACCTCGTGTTTGAGGTTTACCATAAACAGGGCGCCGCGTTTGGCTACGATATTATCTTTGTTACGGTTATCGTGGAACGGATGTTCAAAGCTCGCCGAAGTCAATCCGTAAACTGAATTGATTGCGATTTTCAGAGCCTGAGCCAAATTATCGGCAGCGGATTCGTCCGTAAGATACTTTGCCAACGACCCATTCAGCATTTTCTTAGCTTTATCAAACTCTTTATGCTTGATAGCAATACGGGCTTGAAGAATATCATTGAATCGCTTCGTGTATTCCGGCCCAAAGAGCTCTTCCGCTACAATGCTGCTTGGATGCATGGAGGCGATATCCAACAGGGCGATGTTGCTATACATACCTGGTTCCGCATAGACATAACCGCCTTCTCCGACTTCTTCGCTTCTATAGATAGACTTGCCGCCTTCAAAAGTATAACCAGGGAAAATAGGACGATTGTTTTTGTCAAATGCCGTGAACTCGTCATAGTCGTCTACTCTGAAGGGCAGATCGGCATTCGGGTCAAATATTTGGCTTTCATCACCCATAAACCTGTAATTAAACTGGTCTTGCGGTTTTCTGTTATTCCCAAATATAATTTTGGTTGTCAGAGAGTTTGTAGTATCGTTGACAGTCATACCTGCTACATCTGCCAGAATTTGTCGTGCTGTAAAATCCGCCTGCCGATTGTTGAATACCGCTTCCGTTGCAATTACATCGTTGTCGCAGTATTCAGCTACCTTTGTCCAGAGTTCCTCAGGCACCGGTTGATCCCATGGAAGACCAAGTTCCTGATGATGAATTCCGAGTTCGATTTCCCATTTCTTCAGAGATTGCTTTTTTGAGCAAAAGTCGTACACATCCGTATATGAGACATTGTAGGCTTCCCCAAAGAAACAGTTGGCGCTGCCGTTGATGATTCTGTTCGAGAGGGAAAAGAGTTGTTCGTTCGTATATCCCATGAGACGGGCATAGAGAATATGATTGTCGTACCTGCGGCAGTTAAAACCTACAAGACGAAAACGCATGAGTTCTTCAATCTCGGCCGGCGAGGGGTTAATCATTCGGACAACGGGCTTTCCTTCGCCCTCTATTTTCCAGTTCACTAAGAATAGATTTGGAAACACCTCAACATCGTAAAACACGAGTTTGGCATCGTCATTCTTTACTCCGGCGGACTGGTCTACGGATTTAAACTGCATCTTATTAACCAGTTTGATACAGTAATCCGCTTGATTTGTACTGCTTGCTGCAAAAGCAAGAATTGCGTTACGCATATCCGTAACATCATAATTCATGCCGCTTGCATAAGCGTCTTCAAGGTTTTTATAAATGAAGTCGATACTTGGTTTCGTATATGCATGATACTCCTTATTCAAATTTCGTTTGATTAGTGTTCTAAGACCTTTCTCGCTCTTCACTCCTTCAAAATTTATCACTTGTTTTTCTCCTTTCAGTGGTAAACCAGAGTTGATTGTTGCGATAGGCAAATCATTACATTTTGTCAGCTTTCGTCTCAAAGAGCTTTTACCTGTGAAGACCTTGACCTCAATGTGGTCATCATAAACACGGCTGAGCCTTGTCACATCACCGGCATAAATATAATGAAGGTGGATGCCCTGACCGCTTTTGCTGAGTTCAGCATAAGTCGGCGGCCATTTACTCGCTTCTTTGAGATTCAGTTCATACGACTTATTGCCGTCCTTATCCTGAATATCAAAGTCAATAACAATGTGGTTCTCCGGGACTTTCACATAATGCAATCTGGATGTGGACAGGTCGCTCAACTTAGTAGAAACTTCATCCCATTTGGAAGTTGGTGTCTCTTTAGCCGAAGCATACTGAGCAGGACAATCTGCGCATTCTCTGTCAAATACCGATTTCTGTTTTAAGAACTCGATCAGTTTATGCTCAGGCTCGTCTTGCTCGGTAAGTGTCTTATCCTCGAATTTCTCGGTTCGAAAACCAATGTAATAACTTCGCACACGAGTTCCGTCATCGAGATTGAACCTCTCCTTGTAATCCCGGAAATAGTTTTTCAGTTCCTCCTTAAATATCCTCTGAGAGAATGGGAAGGTAACTTTTGCCTCATCGCAATAGGTTTTATACATCTCCCATGAGGCTTTGAGAGTTGTCCCGTCTTCTTTCTTGAAGACATGGTAAGAATCAATAATGAAGTTATAGAAATCATTAGATGCACCAAGCATCGTCACGGGAATATAATCATCGTATCTGCCCGGATTCTCCAGATAGACTTCCTGGCAATGATAAGCAATTGCACCGAGTTCAAATTCGATCTGCTTTGTCACCGCCTTGTATTCCTTGGGACTTAATTTGTTTCCGGAAGGGGACACATCGATCAATCGTCTGATAAGACCTGACTTTGCATCCGTAATCTTGACCGGTTTATTGGTGCCCATGAACAGGAAGCACTTGAAGCGGTTTGCGTAGGTCGATTTGAACTTTTCATTTACTGTCATCAGCTCGTGAGAAACCAAACTGTTCAGTCGGGTGTTGTCCTCGATGCGAGATAAGTCACCGTCATGCTGAATTGCCACAAGTGGATTCGTCTTGAATGCCTCTAATGCAAAGGAATTACTGGACGAACCCAGTGCTTTCGCATCGAAGACGGAATAATATCCTTCAAAGAGCTGCTGAACAATGTTCAGAACCGTAGACTTACCCGTACCTGCTGCACCGTACAGAACCATAAATTTCTGCAATTTCTTCGACTCTCCACAGACAATAGAACCAATAGCCCATTCAATTTTTGTTCGCTCTTCTTCAGAGTAAATTGTGGACATCAGCTTATTCCATGCATCCGTGGCCCCTTCTTCAAGAGGATAGTTCAGCCGCTTACTTGCGTAGTCTTTTTTGTTCGTCGGTGTATTGGAGAATATAAGTTTCTCATCAAGCATGTGGAAAGAGTCTCGCATCTGCTTTTGACAGTATTTATGCCATGAATCGATCATTCCAGATTCGGAATCCCACATATGCAGAACTTTAATACTCGAATCAAAGTTTTTGCGGTTTTCCTCTGCATACTTGTCAAGTTCCCGGTCAATAAGCTGGAGTGCATCTTGCTCGTCCGTAGACCATAAACCTCGGTCTTCTAACCAAATAGCATAGAAGTCACCGCCTCTAATCATCAGGTCGGAGCTTTTCTTAATGATAAACTTCGGATAGATTTCTATTACACCACGCTTCGTACTACGGGTCGAAATCATTAAAAAGTCGATCATCGAAGTTCTTTAGTCTCCTTCCGTTTTTCTAAGCTCCTTGATTTCGTTTTTAAGGTTCCCGATCTCATCACGCATACTGCAAATCTCCAAGTCCTGGATAAGCATGTTCACAGTCATAACTGTGGCAACCATGACGGTGCTGCGATTGAAAGACCTCTGCTTTCTGAGCGTCTTAGCAAACACACGCATCGCAGTTTCGGAGCAGCGAAGACTGCCGAAAATATAACGAATCATTTCATCCATGTTTCTTTTCTCCTTTCATGTCGGCAAGAAATTGATCGATCGTTTCAAACTTCCAAGCCTTCGGCTCTCTCAACGAAAATATAAATTCCTGTCCGTTGGTTTTGCGAATTCGAATGCTGTTTTTACCATTTGGGAAGTATTCTTTTACCTCCTTTGCCTGGTCGGGTAAGCATGTCTGAAAAAACCCGTACACTTGCGTATGAATCATGGTAATTCTCCCTTATAGGATGCTGTCCAAATACCAATTCATCTGCCACCAGATTTCGACAGTTCTCATGTCATACTTGCAGCGTTCGACGGTAAACAAACCGCCTTCGCCATTTCGCTTGTATTTGCGGTTCATAAATCGAGATATTACGTCGTCCGTATACGCCGCATCAAATCGAGAATCACTCATCGACCCTAAACCCAGACTGACAATCATGTTCCAGAACCACTGTCCCATGCGATTGCCGATATCTGGGTCGGTCATAATATGTTCTTCACAACGAAACGCTAAGGCAATAAGCATCTCCAATACACTGCAAGGGCGGTTATCCAGATAACTGGCAATCATAGGACCCTCGTATTCTTTTTCATAACCAAAACGATACCGGAGGTCTATCCCATCTTCTGCTCGATTTCCGTCCATCGGCAGCATATATTGAAAATCAATATTATGCAGATGACGAAGAAGCTTCTGATAAGACAGCCTCCGGCTATATCGTTCGTTACATACGAGCTGACACATCCACTCAAAATATTCATTGTTCAGCTCAATTTCAGTCATTCGATCCTCCTATTAGTAGTTGGAGCCTTCCACCACATCGGAGAAAGAACGATTGTCTCTGAGAATTTCATAGTCACATCTCAGGCGATCGTTACGAATAAAGACCGAATCATCCTCATACTCTCCGAAATGTTCAGCAAAGTCCTCGCCAACAGTGTCCTCGACGACTTCATCTTCATCGTCGGCAAGGACTCCGTCACCAGCATAATAGACCAGACTGATCTGCGTGTAATTGTCATTCTCACCGTAGTCGTCCGGAGAGATGACATAAGGTTCATTGGGCATAGGCTCATCCTTTTTTTCTTCAGTATTTTTCTTGCTATGCTCCGTGTAATTGGTATAACCCTCTTCCTGGAGCTTAGCTGCATAGTTCACCAGGTCGGGTTTCAGCTTGGCAATATCTGCCTTATGCTGATTCTCCTCCTGCTTTTCATTGCTCTTTTCGTTCTTGGCAATATTAGCGATTACGGGCTTTCTTTCGGCAAATGCTGCCTTCACAGAATCAATCTCTTCCTGCGTGATCTGCTCGTAATACCGTCTAAGACAAAGCCATGTCGCTGCGGCGCCTACTGTAGCCCCAGCTAAGAACATGGCAAAACCGGTTTTACTCATCTTCGTATTCCTCCTCGTCAGTTTGAATTGTGACAACAGTAATGGCGAGACCTCCGAACAGCAATGCTGCACTCAGGAGAATCCCGCCAGTAATGTGTCTTTTCCGCCGACTGTCCAGCATGGCGTCGACGGTTGAGATGAAATCATCCAAAATATCCATCATTTACTCCTTTCCACCAGAGAGAACAGCAATGCCTCCTACGAGACAAAGCCCTGCCATAGTGGAAAGAATGTACGAAAACAAAGCTTTCATTTTATGTTCTCCTTTCAGTCATAACTCGAAAAGTAGTGACAACACTCCTGAAACAAAGGCTCACCATACTTGCTGTATCCTCCGGCCATGAAGAACACACAATCGTAATTTGTCCGTTCCAAAAGTTCTTCTTTCACCAACTCGACAATCTCAGGCATGACATAACAGCGGTCAATTCTGCTGTTCCACATCACACTGAATTGATTGGGCTGATAAACAACATCGTACACAGTATCCGGGAAAGATGTATGGTCAATACGGTTAAGAATTGTATCAATGACTAAGCGTTTTCCCAGTTCTGTTTCTCCTTCAGCTTCACCCATGGTTACGAGTGCTATGAGGTCGATTTCCTCTTGTGTAAGAGGGTAGTCTGGCTCTTTCTCAACCTCAGGCGTTAAGTTAGGAGATTCCATCAGAAGATCAGCCATAATCATCGGCTCTGCCTCCGCAAGAACCGGATAAGATTGCTTAATCTCCTGTGTTTCTTTATCTGTAGAGCGAACCACGCCGCATACTGCAAAACCAACAAAGAATATCATGCAGAGAACGGTGGCTATCGCTCGTGGTTTGATGCACATTGTTAAAACTCCTTTACATTAAAAATATCACCCCCAGTCCAGGTCTGAAGGTGATTGATTACATCTTTTCCCAGATGTTGCCCTCAACATTGAAATCGAGAAGAAGCGCCGGCTCATGACGACCGTCTTCGGTCTCGCGCTCTACCTCAACGATTCGGAAATTAACGTAGCCGTCCGGACCATCCTTTGTCCAACCGACAATCTGACCGGCAGGGGTACGAGGAAGATCAAGATCGTCCAGAACCTCATTCAGGAAGAGGTGACCACGGGTCTGAAGCTTGTCGTTTGCAAATGCCTGCTGTGCCTTGAGGAACATGCGGTTGTAATCGGGATTGGTTTCGTAGTTGCGGCTCTTGCTGTCGAAATATACAGCATAATCGCTCTGGAGATTAGGATCGGCGACCATCACGGTCTTCTTAACTTTCTTCTCCTTGCCGGTCTCGGGGTCAACCTCGATTTCCTCGAACTTCTTCGCCTTGATGCCATACTTGAGTTCGGTATCGACCTGCTCGCCGAAACGCTCGATAACTCGACCACGATACTCCTTGAAGCTCTTATCGATTGCAGCATAAGCAGCACCAAGAGCCACATTGCGTTTACGCAGAATATTGTTAGATGCCAGAATACTGGTGATGGACAGAGTGCCAAGAATGATGGCAGGACCATAAAGCTTTGCGAGCTTCATTCCGGTCTGCGCATAGACCACAACCGTGTCTTTCTTGCCATCCTCGTTCGTATACTCCTGGCCATTGATTGCACCGGTTTCCATTCCCTCATGGATGGTATCGAGAGTACCCTTAGTTTCATCGAGAATCTCTGCTACCTTAGTGGTGGCCTTGCAAGCGAGAACGGCACTTACGACCGTACCGGCAATACCAGCCACAACGAGAATCTCGGGGCTGTGCTTCTTGAGCTTCATAACGGCCTTGGAAGTCACGCCGTTCACGCTCTTCATAATTTCAGTTTTATTTTTCATGGTTTATTATTCTCCTTTTCAGTTTTTAGAGTTGATTTCAGCACCACAGGCAGCGTATCCAGCCAAATCGACATAGCTGTCGTCCGTAGCCGTTCCTGTTCTGATTCGTGCGATCTTAAGAAGTGCCATCATCATGGCAACATCATTTGCGGTAAATTCAACGCCTTTATAGACGCTCCAGAAGCCTGCAATAGCAGTGAAGTTATCTTCCGGAGAGCCGTATTCGTTCTCTCTCTGCCCACATACGCAAGCCTTTGCTTTATCGAGAGTCTCAGATCTGGTCATCATCTGCATCCTCCTTATCAGTAGAAATAAACGGAATATAGTCACGCTTACGCTCCTTAGCAATTACCTGACAGCCACACATCGGGCAGTCAAATGCATCATACAGGCATTCTTCAGCAGTAGAGCCAAAGGCAACTGCCAGCCCAGTTTTTCCGTTATCACGAGCAAGATAGTGCCTTTCAATAATGGCGTTAAACTTAGTGCCACAAACTTTGCATTCAAGCATTACATTTTCTCCTTTCAATTCAGCGGGATAGCACGAGGCAGCTTCAGAATATAACCATCTCGAACTCGTACCGCAGTTGCACCGCTAATATTTGTCCAACCATAGCGGTTCATAGTGAAGTTATCATTGGGAACGCGAGCGAGATCATAGAAATCGGATACGCTCACCATTCCATATTGACTGATGATATCGTTCATTGCATCGAGAACCGCTTCTGCGTCTCCACGGGTATCGAAGAGAATATCATCATAATCAGGCGTATTGCGTCTATTGCCGGCAGAACCAGCACGCACTCTGTCTGCGCCTTGATCGTAGTAGTTTCGATAAGACACCTTAGACGCCGTTCCGTTTTTCTTGCTTCGACCTGCTTCGCCGTACAGGATCATATCGATACCGGTAGTGACAATATCAGAAATCGCTTTCTTGACAGCAGGCACAATAACATCCATCAAAATATAAGATTTGACATTGTTTGCATCTTCGGCAATAAAGACATCTGCAAATTTTTGCATCTCGCCTTTTTTTCGAGTTTTTGCAGCCCCGGTAATAACCGCCTCGACTTTCTTTTCTGACTGTTGCTCCTGACGAGCCTTATCAGAATTGGATTTGTAATCTTCCACTGGGTGATCTCCTTTCTTATGCCGGAATCAGCTTACCGGGCAGAGTAATTTTTGTGTTCGGCATCAAGCCGTTTTCTTTTTTATATCGATAGGCGAGATTGCTCTTCGCTTTCGCTTCCGTCGGAGCAACAGTAGTTGCCTTCCAGCGATGTTGAACGCAATCATCAAATCGCATAACCGGACCGTCATATTGGTACTGCTGCATATTTTTTCCTCCTTTCGAGAGATAAAGAAAAAGGGAAAGCACCTTGTTACAGGTACTCTCCCTTATCTGAACTTCTCAAATTCGCATTTTCAGTTGTCTTCAGTGACAACATCGGATTCTTCCAAGATAACCGTCTTCTCCTCAGCAGCCATCTTCTTCTGCTCGATCTGGGCTTTGATGTTTGCGATTACCGGCTTTGCTACATACTTGTAGACGACCACGCCTACAACTACGCTCAAGCCGATACTCGCAGCAATCTTTACGCCCTTGCTCAAGCCAGCGTTCTCGATAACCTCTTCGGTAGCTTCAACGACCTCGTTGTTCATAATCTCATTGTTGTTCATTGTGAAATCTCCTTTCAAATGTGTGAAATTGTGGAATGTTCTTCCATTAAATAAGTTGTAAATTTCGCGCGGTAGCTTACTGGTAGTCATAAACCGGAGCAACCTGATAATCAATCACCAGGCAGGGGGTACCGTTTGCATCCAGCTGCGATGAGAATGCAAGGTCAATGTAACCCTTATCGATGTTCCATCCGAGCATATCGCCCATCTTAGTTCCATCCAAACCGAGTTCGTAGTAGAAATCGTTCAGCGTGACATACATTTCGTCACGCATCTGACGATTCAGTTCATTCATGACCCGGGTGATTTTGTCTCTGTCAGACTTGAAATATCGTCCGGACAAGACATCATAGCAGATCGTGTTGCCGCCGCTTTCAGTGAGAATCACTTCTCGAACAGGGTTCTTAACCATCTTGTCTTTCGACACAGAGTCTCGAATGGACTGTTCCTTTTTCTCACCAATTGTCTCAACGACTTTTTCCTGATACTCCTTCAAAGTAGACTCTGAAAGGGTATACGCCGTTGCCAGAGCAGCATTCCGACGAAGATTAGTCGAGCTTGCTCCAATCAGGCAGAAGACAGAGATAGAGCCTACAACAGCTGCCGGAATATAACAAGGCCAAGCTGTCTTGATGATGTCTTTCGGCTCAAGTCTATCCGTATCCAGCTCATCTTTTTTCTCTTCAAGCAGAATCAGGGCTTTTGGTGTTGCTTTTACCGCCATAACAGTGGTGGTAATCATGCCGGCAATTCCAATACCTGTGAGAATTTCAGGACTATGTTTTTTCATTGCCGTCCGTACACTCTTGGCAATGCTTGCTAAACTTTGTTTAGGCATGATTTTCTCCTTTCATCTGAAAACATTGCACAATGCAAGGCACATCAATCACATAATTAGGACCAATTCGCACTACACTCATGTTCAAGACTGCATCTTTAGTCCATCCATAATTTCTTAACTCGTATGAGTCTTTGTCCTCTAAACCGCAAAGTTCATAATAGTCATTTACGCTGACCGCCCCATATTGAGTGGAAAGTTCGAGCATTTGGCTATAAACCTTCTCCGCATCAACACGAGTGGCAAAAACCGCAATATCATAGATACGGCGTACAGGTGGTCTGCGCTCTGTCGTCGAATTAACTGCCAGTCCGTATTTCTGTTCGAGCAGATACGCTTGGCATAGAATGTCGAGTTCCTCTTCTGTTGCTCCTTTTGCTGCCGCCTGTACAATGTAAGATCTCATAACCTTAGAACTCTGCTTCTGTTGACGGTAGTTTTGGTATGAAACTTTCATGTTTCTTTTCTCCTTTCGGTTAAACAAATAGTAGACTTAATTCTTCAGCTGTTTCGACCGCATTCTGAAATATAAAGCTACGCTGCTCATCCTCGCCGTAACAAGCATACATAGCCATCTCGAACATGAAGTTTTCGATGATGGTGATTGGATCGCCGAAAGGCTTGTCCATGATTCGATCACAGATTTCATATGCAGCCCATTGCTGATATGACCTTTTTCTGAATTCATACTTTGGCCATGTGAACGATGGACTGAACAGATGGTCATCAACATATCGTTGAATAATTGAAACAGCCGTGCTTGTATCACACATATCGTTCGAATAAAGAAGAAGAGCCCTTGTTAGGACTCCTCATCTTCTTCATCGCTAAGTGCGGCAAGCTTCTCATTGATGCGTTCATCAATTTTTTCTTCCATCTTCTTCTCGTTCACCCAGTCAGTGAGGAGTGTAGCCCCCATACCTACTGCGGTAGCGACAAGACCCAGGATTTTAACCAATTTTGCATTATTCATAAAGCGAAACCTCCTTTTCGTTTTCATAAAGTAAAATGTATTTTTTGCGAACTTACAGATCTTCCATCCACTCGGCTGTCGGCTCAAAAACCATGTCAATGACATAGATCTCCATGCCGTCATCCAAAGTGAGTCGGTGATGGTTAAAGTCGATCCAATAAATATCACCATTACAGCTTGACCATCCAACAGCGTCTCCGAGTTCCGTCTTTTCAAGTCCGAGAAACTCATAAAAATCATTAAGTGGGATGACTCCTGCGAACATGAAATTGCGGTTCAGATAGTACTCAGCCTGAATGACCTTTTCGATGGTTGACTCAAAATATCTTTGCGAAAAGCTATCGTAAAAAGTGCGGGAGACTTCTGGTTCCATACCTTCACCAAAATCGAGGGAAGAATCGTACCAACCTCCATTAGCAGAGATACTGATGTCCTTGCACTTTTCCTTGATGATGGAATCCATGATTGCATTATGTGCTTCTTCTCCATAGAGTTCTTTCAGCTTGTCCTTATATTCCTTATAAGAACTTTGGACGAGAGCATACGCACTTGTTAGTGCTGCCTGTTGGCGTCGATTTAAGGCATTGGCACCCATAATGCAAGCGATAGTAGAAGCTCCAAATGCCACTGCCGGAATATAACATTTCCATGCAGCGATGAACGCCTCTTTCTTGGTGTACGCATATGGATCGCCATCATGCTTTTTGCGACTGTCTGCATAAACTAACGCTACTGCTCGTGGGGTCGCTTTGGCTGCTGCAATTGCCGTGACTACCACGCCGGCTGATGCTACACAAGACAACGCAACAGGTGAGTATTTCCTGATACAAAGCCCTGACTTATGCAGCAACTTTTGAATTGCTTGGTTTTTGTTCATGTCTTTTCTCCTTTCATGTTTTTTGTTATTCCATAGCCCTTAGTAGGTCTAAAATGTTCGCTGCCATTTCACTGGCAGATCGAAACATAAGACTCGTGTTTGGATTCACCATCGCATATTTAGCGGTCTTCATCATAAATTCATGCGTGAGCTTACAGAATTCATCAATAGACCCTTCTCTTCGGGGGTAAATCTGTTCGGCGATAAAATCTCTGAGCTCGTCGACAGCCCATTGTGAGTAACTCGCTTTTTTATAATCTTCAGTCCATTTACCAAACAAAGGCGGCAGCCAAGCGTCCATGCGGTACATGTCATACAAGATTAAATCAAGCTGATCGATGCTCATGTCTTTTCTCCTTTCATGTGAAAATAAAAAGCAAGAGAGACTGTATCGGATTCGAACCGACAACCTCCACGGAAATGTGGTGCTCTACCAACTGAGCTAACCCGTCTCTCATAATAAGACTTGTAAATTTCGCGCGGCAAAAGAAAAGAGCCGTTGTTAGCAGCTCCTTTCAGATTTTACAAACCAATACTTTTCAGGATTTTAGTAAGTTCATCTTTCTCAAGATCGGCATCTATATCCAGATGAACATGCGTCTTTCCGTCAACGACTGTAGCTTTTACCTCATTCAAATTCAGTTTTACATCATAACCAAATTTCTTTCGGATTGCCAAACTCGCCAATTTCGAGATAATGCTCGTAGTGAATTTAGAACCAATTTTCATTTCGTCCATGCTCCTTTTACTCCTTTCGAATAGCATCGTTTTCCACAATAGGGGTTGTAATTTTGGCGAAAAGAGGCGAAAAGAAAAGAGCCGTTGTTGGCGGCTCAATCCTCAATAAATCCAGTTTTCTTTTGCAAAGAACAATGGTATTGCGATAAATGCAAAGAATACTAATGCTGTTGCATCTTTGTCAATAAGTACCGGTAAGTACCCACAAATAAGTAATACTACAGCATATAGCTTGTTCTTTAGTGTTTTCATAATCCATGTCTCCCTTCAGAATTCAATGGTTTTTCATAAAGGGAGATGTGTTTTTTGCGCTTAGATATCCCGTCTATCGAATACGGTTTCCCATCGTTCTTTCTGAAGAGGCTTCATTTTTAATGCCCACATAATTTGGCGAACCGTTACAGTAGGGTATAGTCCGTCCGTACAAGCCCCAGCCCTCATTTCAAAGTATTCTCGAAAACCGGGATGCAAATATAAAGCGTCAGTAATCCAAGGGTCAACTTCGCTCCACCATGTGCTTTTCGTCTCGGAGTCAAATCGTTGCTGAATTACTGCTAAACCTCTTTCTTCAATTCTGTAGAGAGTGCAGCTATTATAAACCGGATGCTCACAAATATAACGCTCGCCATACAAGGTCAAGTAAATTTCCGGTTTGTCAAAATGGTATCGCATATCCATCACCTATAAAAAGAAAAGAGAAAGAGCCCTCGTCAGGACTCCTTCCCCTTTGCTAATAGTCTTAATTAGTTGTCGCAGATCTGATCTCTGGTCGGATATAGAGCATCATATTCTTCATCGTTCTCCATACCGTAATGCTCTAAATCGACGGAGTGACCGCAAGCAGGGCATACTAAAGTATCTTCCCACTCGTCTTCAAATTCCATAAGTCCTCCGCATTCACTGCAAATATACCGTCCAGTAAGTAAACCGTCTCTCTGCGCATCGTTAAAAAAGCTCATTGCAAATTACCTCCTTGATATTGTGTGGCACTATTAAGTATAGCGACCATCAGTATTTTATCAAGAGATAAAAAGCACTTTTACATCTCTCACAATAGTCCATGTAATTTTCGAGCAGGAGAAAAACGAAGAGAACGTGTTATATACACGAACTCTCCGCTTTTGGAACCGGTTTATTTCTTAGTCGGTCTGAATCGACTGAATAAACCTCTGAATGTCTGGGAGGTGAAAGTTCCGTCCTGTTCGAACTTGAAACCTCGTCTCATCCAAACGCCGTAGAACATCAACGGCAGCACCAGCTCAGCGGCAGCCATACCAAATCTGAAGTATCGATCTTTGACAGACTCTGCCATTTGAGCCGTCTTGGACTCTTGATCGATTTCACGATTCTCGATCTTGTCCAGACGCTCATAGGTATTCTTATCCTCTTCGAGCTTCAGTTTGTACAGCTTCGTCAAGCTATCCACTGCCGTGGTATGCTCCTGGCTTCCAGATTCGAGAGATCCCAAGCGCTTAATTTCGGCTTTGATCTCCTCTTCCAACAAACTTCTGTTTTCTTCACCCATATTCGTTTCTCCTTTCGTTTTAATAGGGTTCCATAAAAGGAAGTGTTATTTGTGCGGAATAAAGTCTTCACGCTTCACTTCCAATAGGACAGTTCGTTGAGCTATAATTTCGTTAACGCTCTTTTTCAGCTCCAGAAAAAGGTAGGGTCCGTCCGGATCAGACTTGTCAATACGCAGAAAACCAACAGGATGCTTTCGGCGAATGATAGATGAGACGGCAAACCCAATCAAGATTCCGCCAACTACATAAATGACTTCCACGGTGATCTCCTTTCAAATTGTTTTTCAAAAATTTCAACCCGGGGATTTTTCCAGATACTAATTTAACACAGATACCCGTCACCTCCGTCCGGTTTTAATCTAAGTTAGAAAAAGAAAGAGCCAATGCTATAGTGCATCAGCTCTCACTTCTCCATAAAGGACACTGTTATTCTTGCGGACCCTCGTAGACGATCTTCTTCCGTAAGTCAGACCAAGTTATATATCGGTCTTTACGGCATACGGGGCAATAAAACTTGCTTACTTTCCCTCCGATGTCCGTAAGTTCGCTGCTATCGGCCTCAAGTCTACTCTGGCAATTCGGGCAGTTGAAGCGATAGACTTTTTTCACTGCAATATCTACAATCTTCATTACCGTCTCTCCTTACTAAGCAGCCAGAAAAACCGTCTGTACAGGTCGTAATAAACATCCTTACAACATGGGATACCGGTTCTGGCTTTCAGATGGTCGTATGAAATACCCTCCGTTATAGCTTCCAAAATATAACACGAGAGCTCTTCGTCCGTTTCTTTTGCAACCCGTTCCACCATTTTCATACGATCGGCATAGTACAGCCTCTCATCAATGTGCTTGGTAATGGGATCACTAACAACATTTGTTTTACAGGGCGGAACTAACTGCGGCCATGAACCCGGATAGTCTATCAACGAATTGTACGCATGACGCCACAACGGGTACTGTAAGCAGAAATGCTTCAATTCGTAATAGCGGTGTTTCTCGATCCAGTAACGATTAGTCTCGGAAAGTTCTGGTCGTATCAATGTACTCATGCGCGTTCACCCCTCCATATATAGCCGGTCTCCTGCCAGAGGAGCTTAGGCGAAATATAAAAGTTGATGCGTCCATACTTAGAGTTCATTTCCTCCAAGTTCGTAACGAGCTTTCCACTCCGAGTAGCTTTTCCGATTGGTAGCCACCCAGATACGATGCCGGCTCGAATCCAGGATGCGTCTTTCCCGTAGACTCGTGCTGCAACTGCCACCGGGACAGATCCCGATGCAAATATAATTTCTTCCATTGGCGTTTGCCTCCTTTCAATCGCTATTTTAGGTTAGGAACGGCTGTTAGTAAAAACAACCTCGGTGGAAACAAGCGCCAGCGAATCATAGTCATTTCGCAAGGATAATCTTCAAATCCAAAAGTCTCACAAGTAATAAGACCTTCGAGCACGCCGATAATAATGTCTGCTTCATACTGTTTATACGGAAATATAAAGTCAGGAAGCTCTCGATGAACTGCATGGCATTTACAGCACCGAAGTCTTCTAATAGCTACCCATTTTTTGTTTCCGAATTTCGTCCGTACCAATCTTTGAACATGATCGTAGCATTTAAGCTGCCCTCCACATTTGGGGCAAATTGATTGGTTATCACTAATCATATCTCATTTCTCCCTAAACTAATAAGAAAAGTTGGAATGTAGGAGTTGACATTCCTACACTTATGATATATGATTACTAATAGCAAATCAATGGGGAAGGTGATAATAATGCTGATAAAATGCCCTGAATGTGAATTACAAGTAAGTGACAAAGCAATTTCTTGTCCTCACTGCGGATTTCCATTGCAACCAAATATAAAACCAAGAAAACCTCGAAATAAGAACAATAAACGCCGTAGACTGCCAAACGGCTTCGGGCAGATCAGTGAGATCAAGAATCGGAATCTCCGCAACCCATTTAGAGCTATGATAAGTGTCGGAAAGGATTCGAACGGACGACCTATCTGCAAGCCTCTTAAACCGGAGTCCTATTTTCCAACATACAACGACGCATATGCTGCTCTCGTCGAGTACAATAAGAACCCTTACGACCTTGAACCGTCTATCACTATGAAAGAGCTTTACGAGAAATGGCTTGCCGAATACGAGAAGACAGTTAAAAGCACTCGTTCGGTAGCTTCAGCATGGGGGTATTGCTCGGCCGTATATGATATGCGAGTCAAAGATGTCCGCGCTCGTCATGTAAAAGGTTGTATGGACGAAGGCATATCGAAGGTTCGAGGCGAAGAGAAGACACCAAGTGCATCCATGAAGAACCAGATCAAGTCTTTGTTTAACTTGATGTTGGATTATGCCTTGGAGTACGAGCTTGTTGACCGGAACTATTCGCGAACTTTTAACCTCAGTGAGGAAACCATCAAAGAAATCGTCACAGTTAAGAATGAGCATATTCCTTTTACGGACGAAGAGATGGACTTGCTTTGGAAACACGCTGATGATAAAATGCTTGTAGATGTCCTGCTTATTCAGTGCTATTCTGGTTGGCGACCCCAAGAACTTGGTTTGCTGGAATTAAAGAATGTAGATTTGGAAAACTGGACTTTCCGAGGCGGTATCAAAACTGATGCCGGCACAGATCGTGTTGTTCCAATTCACTCGAAGATTCGTCATTTGGTTGAGCGAAAATATAAAGAGGCTCAGGAACTTGGAAGTCTGTATCTGCTCAATTATGTTAATCCGACTGCTCGCAGCAAAAACACTGCACTTACTTATGCTCGATACCAAAAAGGCTTCAGCATGATTCGAGATGAATTGAATTTGAACCCCGAGCATAGACCGCATGATGGTCGCAAACACTTTGTGACGATGGCAAAGAAGTACGGCGTTGACGAGTACGCAATCAAATATATGGTTGGTCACAAGATCTCTGACATCACCGAAAAGGTTTATACCCAGAGAGAATTTGAGTGGTTGAAAGACGAAATTGAAAAAATAAAATAGCTTGTAAAAACAAAGAAAAGCCTCCCCGAAGTGGGAGCACCAACAAAGGCACTCAGCACAACGAGGAGGCTGACTTTGTATAGGAATATAGATGTATGAGTAGTGTAGAAATAATGCACGAGTTACCTACATTTCTCGGTATTTATCCACTTCTAACTACTCTGAAAACAGCGTAATTGCAGGGTTTTAGAAGTGGTTAGACCGTGGTAAGTTTCTATTTGTAGAAGCAAAATATCCCGTAATTACTGGCTTTTCGAGTAAAAGTGTAGGAATAATGCAGAACTAACCTACATTCCATTGCCCTGTATTGCTATTTATTAGCCGTAAACCACATCCGTAGAGATGGTAAGTCCATCGTCCGACAGTGTCTTGGTTTCCGTTGCAATGACCGTTCCTTCAGAATCCGTGAGAACCGATGTGATTGTTTTCATATCGTCCGAAAAAGTCTTCACAAGCTGGTTCCCATTGGCGTAAACCGTCGTTACAGTCTTATAATCTTTTGAAAAAGTCTTGACGGTGTCACCAGACTGAATATCACTGGCGGAACCTACTTTACCGTCTACATACGACTTAGTCTTTCCGGCAAGTATCTTCATTTGTTCAAGAGATACCAGCTTGTAATCAGGCATTCGATTCACGCTCCTTTGAAAGATTTAGGGAGGGCTGTTACGCCCTCCCCAGAGACTTACAGTCTTTAGGCACCGAAGACCTCAGTGCACATAGCGGTAACTTCCTCGTCGGTAGCACCAGACAGGGTGTCCAGGAACGCCTTGTTTGCATGACTGTGGTTGCCCTCAGCAGCGGCGTTGACCTTCTCCTTCAGAGCAGCGTCCAGATCAGCCTCTGCGACAATATCCTTGCCAGCAAGCTTGCCGGTCGGAATAGTCAGAGCAATAGACTTATTCTCAGCCGCAGGGGCTACCTCAACGCCATTGACTTTGATCTTTTCAATGACGTTCGCCTGAGCACCAGCGGCAATGCCAGCCAGTTTGGTACCTTCAGCATTAGTCATCAGGCGGCTGCCCTCGACCTTATCCACCTTCTTACCCAGCTCGGTAGTCATAGTGGTAGTCTTGACATAGTCACCGATGCCAAGCGCGTTAATCATCTTGGTGACATAAGCCACGACAGTAGCTTCCTCGTCAGTACCGCCGATACCGGCAAGGATACCATCCAGACGAGTGATGTCATTAGCCATCTTTGCGGCACCCGTGGTGTCACTCAGAATCCAGTCAGCGATCTCCTTCAGAGTGTCGTAAGACTTGTCGGCACCAGCCACAATCTTTGCGACTTCCTCAGAAGAGATAGTGCGTACAGACTTGCCGGTATCCTCACCGACCAGGGTGTCAACAGTAGCCTGAGCAGCCTTACCGTCGATCAGAGTCTTCAGAGCCGCAGCCAGATCGTCGTAGGCGACCTCACTCTTGCCTGCCAGGGTGCCCAGACCACCGATCTGACCGTCGATGTAAGTCTTAGCTGCCTGAAGAGCAACCTTCAACTGCGCCAGGGTAGTAATCTTAATAGTGTCTGCTATAATACATTCCTCCTATTGGAATAAAATTATTTTTGCCACAGCGTTTTGGCGCTGCTGTGACCACAAAATGTTTAGCCGAAGACATCGGTAATAGCATCGTTCAGCTCTTTTTCTGTTGCGATGTCATCAGGACTGTAAGTTGGCTCGTCCGGATCAGGATTGACTCCGGTTCCGAAAACATCATCGATCAAACTGTCAATATCGTCGTCCGTAGCCATCTCACTCCCTTCGGGAAGACCTCCGGAGTTTGCCTCGATTACAATATCATGCTTCAGCAGTTTGTTGGCTGTCGGCAGTACCTGAACCGTGTCGCTGGGAACGATATTGTATTCGCCCTCATAAATATCACAGTCCAAACCTCCGCCAACAGGTATAGATAAAGCTCCTTGTAAGCTTCCAATGGGCGAAAGGCGACCTTTAATAGACCCGATTCCGCATACTCCACCCATGCTCAGTCAACCTCTTCCGAAAGCTTCAGAATTGCTTTCGAAATGAAGGTATCAACTTTGCCATTTGCTTTCGTGAGCTGAATGTCGTAGACATACTTGCCGAAATTCAGATCTGCTGTATCTTGAGGCTCAAGCGTCAGCATCATCGTGTCAATCGGGATGTCTTTGACAAGAAGGGGGCGGGGGTCATCGTAATTCTCTTTCATTGCGAAGCGAATGGTATCACCTGCAACAGGAATATACTGTGTCCCGTCCCTTTTGGTGGCAGAGACCAGAGCCTCAAATGTATCACCTCGGGTCAAAGTGATAGTCGTACCAGTAATGTTGTAACTCATAATCTCACCTCCAATTCAAGCATTGTAAGTTGATTTATGAATCGCAAGTTGGTCGACTTCTGTCATGATTCGCTTAGCCGAACCGTTACCGCCTAATTTTTCATAAGGCTTGTACAAGTATTCATACAGATTCTCATACTCGTCCTGTGTAATGTAACCTCTCTCAATATAGGCCATGCCGAGATAAATAATGCGATCATGAGCCAGACCAATGAGCATTTGCGTTTCAAGATTGTTGTGCTTATTCTCAGCAGCTTTTCGTTTGCTTCGCTCTTGGATATATGCCCAAAATCCAGAAGAAGCAAGTATCGTCCCCAAAATGGTTAATAGCGTTTGCAGCCAGGGTTCCATTTCCATGTATCATCCTCCTTGAAGTCATAAATGAATTAAGAAGCTTGTAGGAAATATCACCCCAAACCTCTTTTAATTAGGCGAGGGAGCCCACCGTGAAGTAGACTCCCTGCCAATTTCGGTTAATCCACAGGATTACCATTTTCGTCAAGACCGAGAGCTTCCAGATCAGCCTTGACAGCAGCCTTGAACTTCGCCGGAACCTGATTAAAGGTCCGACGACCTGCGATGATGAGTGCGACATACAGTGCTACCATGTTGTTACCTCCTATCAAAATTTTGGATAAAATATAAAACATGGTTACTCCTCCTCAGCGATAAGATCGCCGTTGGTATCGTAGCCATATTCTAACAATTTTGCCTCGACATCTGCCTTAAATTTTTCAGGCACCTGGTCGAAGGTTCTGCGCTTATTGATGATAAGCGTGGCGTAAAGATTGACCATTTTTGCTACCTCCTCATTCAGGAATCATTGCTGCGACGGCATCATACAGATCGGCAATTGCTTCCATGATAGCAAGCTGCTGGGAATCACCAGTTTCCTGACCTGCCATGAGCTGAACAATGTTGTCCGAATCATTCGTTCCTTTAATGGCGTTTTCAGCCATAAGCAGATTGGTGTATTCATTGAACTCCCGAGGGGTCAGCGCCGCTTCCTGATAAGTCCAGTAAGTGGTTTTATCGCCCTGTTCGAAAATTCGTACAATACTCGTAATGTCCTTGCGGAGATACACGGTTCCAACAGTAACCTCAAGTGCCGTTGGCTGGACTGTGCTCTCGGCGTACTTGTAATTTAACTCCATGCGACTTTCCTCCTTTCGCAGTGTAAAGACTGACGAGTTTTTGATATACCCGCTTCTCATCGTATTTGTCATATCGTGAAACTTTTCGCTTCAATTGCTGGAAGCTAACACATGGTTTTATCCACTTCCGATACATCAAATAGGTATCGGTGCAGTCGATCCACCCAAGATAAGACAACATTTGCCGAGCATCGAGTATGGTTGTTTTCTCCTTTTTGGAGATTTTGCGAGCTTTTCTCGTGGCCTTGTACATAATGGATTTTCGAAGAATCGTTCGATTACGATAAAAACGAAAGCCCATGAAGTCCAGATCACGCCCCTGGTTGTTGCCATAAGAAAAGCGAAAGACTTGCCAATTCGCTTTAAGTTCCAAGCCAAGCTCCATTTCCAGATAATCGGAAATTGCTTGCCTCATGCGGTGCAAAACCCTCTTGTTGCTTCCGAAAACGACCATGTCATCCATGTAGCGCATATAGTGCACGGCACAGAGCTGCTCCTTGATGAAATGATCTAAACCCTGCAAATACCAGTTAGAAAGCCATTGAGAAGTATAAAAGCCAAGTGGAATACCAACCTCTGTGACATCAATAATGCGAAATAGTAAATCCAGCATCTTTTCATCATGAACGGTCTTCTTCAACTTGGCTTTCAAACGATCGTGTGGAATAGTATCGAAGAAATGACGAATATCCATTTTGAGGACATACTTACAATTCTTCGGGTCAATCCTGATCCACTTCTCAATTACCTGCTTTCCTTTATGGGCACCTCTGCCCGGAAGACTGGCATAGCTGTGTTCATACATTCCCTTGCAGAACATCGGCTTCATGGCATTTACGATGCAATGCTGAACAAGCAGCTCCTTCCATCGTAGGGACAATAATAGTGCGCTCCTTGCGAGTAATCCCATCATAAATGTAAACCGGCACATGCTCGGCGTTTTCGTAGTTGACTATCCAGTCTAAGGATTGTTCAACTGCGGCATCGTCAGACATATGTCGGTGTTTCATGATTTTACGGAATCTCTTGCTGTGCTTTGCTTGAGACAGAGCGTACCGTCGGTTCGTTTCGGATATTGTTTTTTCGTACAAGTGGTTATAGGATTTCATGTTCTCTCTTATCCTCTCATCCGCTTTCGACTTATTCTCAGCTACTCACAGATGCTTGCACCGAGTTAATTTTCACCAAGTGGTGAGGAAGAGATGCGGATATCTCTTGCCATTTTGAAATGGCGGCATACACTGCATTAAGGAGAGCTTCTTATGGATAAGATAGAGCCGCGCCATTGTTCGAGTTCGAATTGGACGCCGTATTGTTCAGATTAGCGTAGAAAGGACCGACCATCAGGTCATTGTTCCAGTTGCCGCCGACATACGCGCTGGGCGCAGTGTATACCCCTAATATTTAATTGTTTTCGTTTACCCGGCGAACCTAAGGTTCTCCAGTCCTCTCCTCGCTGCTTACGCAGCAGCAAGCGGTTTACAAGAGAGAGCCGCGCCAGTGGACGAGTCCGAATTGGACGCCGTAGCGCCCAGATGAGCGCAGAAAGGACCGACCAACAGGCCACGGAACCAGGAGCCGCCGACATACGCGTAATAGACATTATTGTCATTGGACCACATGCCATCAGCCTCATAAGTGCTGCTGGAACCGATTGTAATAACAGGCAGCCGTCCGAATACTTCCGTCTTCATGCTGCTGATGTAGGCACCCATAATAGAACCAGTCAAGGTAGCATTTGCAATCGTCTTATAACCGTTTCCGTCTGTGTTGTAGTCGGTTGCAGTAGAACCATCGTGAGTACCACGAGTAAGCTTGACCTTCTGCGTACCATATTCATTGATCCAGCCGGCAGTACGACGCCACAGGTTACCCCAGACATTCTCCATACCGAAGACCTTCACACCGGAAGTCTGGTCATTAGAACCCCAGAACATGCCCTTGGTGTTCATCGTACCAGGGGCAATAGCATTGCTATTGGAACTCTTGCACCGTCCGTAGCCAAATGCAGTCTGACACTCGGTAGAACGAGCCATCATAACCAGTAGATCCTGGAGCAGCAGTCTGTCAGCCAGCACCTCGGTATACCAGTCATTACCGTTTGCCTTTGCATAGGCGATTTCGTTAGCCGCCGTGGTGTTTACACTATTTGCTGCACCGCTGATAGAACGCAGCTTACCGGAAACCAGAGCGCCAAAATAGATGGGGGTATAGAAATGATCGATCTGGTTGTTATTACGGTCATAGTTGCACCAGCAATCCCAAGTATCGTCTTGAGGAGTATCGGAGCAGCGGAAATGGTAAACACCATTCGATTCCCAACGCTTTGTATAGATCTTCGGCCATTCCATCATGGCGTTACCGCCAAAGGAGGTATCCGCAACCTTAGAAGCAGAACCGTCGACCTTCTTGGTATAGTCGTTAGGATTGAGATAGTGATCGACAACGCCTGCATAAGTCAGCATACAAGGACGAGGCATGAACTTTTCACCCGGGTCAAACGCCCAACCACCATAATTGAACTTACCGGTGCTGAAATTCATAGCCGCCGGAGTAAATGCCGCGTTATCCACATCAGAAGGATAAGTTACTCGTCCGGTAGGGCTGGAAGTCGCTTTCACCAGATCGTAACCAAACAGATAATCTCTCTTCTTCGGGGTAACACTGGTTCGGTTCGCCTCGCTGCGATTATAGGCACCGGTACTGGTGTAAGGGAATGCGGAATAGTAATATACCACACCTACCGTCACATTAGTATCCGTATAAGTGCCGTTTGCAGTGATATTCTTGAACAGTTCACCCTCCGTTTCGCTGGTCGGATAACCAGTTGTACTCCTACGGATGACTGCACCTGCAACGCCACTCGGCAGCTTCGCCGTGATTTCAACCTTGACGGTGTCGGATGCCGAAACATACACCGACTTAGCGGAAAATGCCTGCATCGGCTCCGGCTCATTGACGACTACGCGGTTAACTTTATTCCTGTTATACACGCCCTGGGTGGTATAAGGGAATGCGGCGTAATAGTAAGTTCCGGTGCGAGAAGCTTTAGTGTCAGTAAATCTTGTGGACTCCTTAATGTCAGCGACTAAGTCTCCGTCGAACTCGTCCTTCGGATAGCCAGTCGTCTTCCTCCGGATAATTGCACCCTCTACAGTGCAGAGTGTTTGGTCGTTTACAACCGTATCGTCGGGAAGAGTTGCCACAACTAAAGGACCAAGTTTCTCATAAATCCCGCCCGGGATTGTTACATTGAACACTTTCATGTTAGACGGCTCAATGCCGCCGAAGAAGTGTCGGTTTTTACCAAAAATCAGATCTTCTTCTGCCATTTTGATTATTCTCCTTTCGCTTTAAGAATAAGTTACCACAGTGCTGATAAGCTTGCCGTCAGAGTCAAAGGTCTTAACGGCTCTTGCTACTTCTGCTCCCGCTGCACTCTTCAGCACATTTGTCATGGTCAGGAACCCATCAGAGAAAGTCTTCGTCAAGGTTCTGCCGTCACTTGAAGTTGAAGTGATGACTGTACCGTCGTCCGAAAACTCCTTGGTTCCGTCATCAAAGCCAACCAGCAAAATCCGCTTGACTTCTTCCTTGTCGATCTCAAGTTGCAGATTACCGGCGACATCGCCGCTGAGCTGATCTTTCATCTGGTTATACCAGGAAAGGAAATCAGCCTGCTCAGATGCGATCCACTGGTCAAGAACCGTCTGCTCCTGCTGAAGATCAGCTTTCATTTTATCGAACCAAGTTGTGAAATCACTTTCCTCCTGAGCAATCCAGTCATCAACTTCCTGAGATCGTGCATCAGTAAACCGATCAAGCTCGTCCTGCCATTTGCCAAGCAGCTCGTCCAGGCTGACCGTCTGAAGAATGCCAGTTACAAATGGAGTAGACTCTGTACCGACCATAGGGGTAATGTCAGCTTGGTTAATAACCGCAGTGCCGTATTTTCTGTAAATATAACAGAGAGGGTACTGATGGACATTTCCCTCGTTCGTCAAAGTCGGTCTCGACGGTGCGCTGGACGGATTGCCTTTGACAAATTTGATGGTGTTCTCACGAACCGATTCCATTCCGTTTACTTCCAGAACCACGGCATCAATACGATCAAGAAGCACCTCTGCTTCCGGGGCAGTCATCGGCAGGATACTATCATTGACTGTCCATGTGTGGTCGAACCAGGCTTTGCCGACACCAACATTCACGGTAAGACCGCCTGCCGCCTTCACAGCAAAAGCGGTTCCGATAGAAGCAAATACACCATCTATGATGAGTCCGTCAAAGATAGCCGACATCTGTGCAGCATTGTATTTGCGGTCGCCGTTAAGTGAATTGAAAAATCCGCTTGATACGCTCATTCAGTTTCTCCCTCCTTACTTTGAAATAGTTTTGAAGGTCGGATAAATCGATAATCCTTCCTCACTGTTTGAGATGACCAGCTCTGAAATGTAAGCCGATCCCTCATTGCCATATTCATTGGCGATTTGAACGATGTCTCCGATAAAGAAGTCTTCGCCGTACTTGAACAGGCGAGTGACTTCAACCTCTCCTTCGAATGCAGTGGTTACAATATGGTCGGCCAGGTTCTTCAAGCCCTTTGTCTGAAGCTGTGCCATGTATTCCGCATCAGAAAGTGTTCCATCCTCAGTATCGGATGAGATGTCACGAGCATCTGTGAAAAGCTCACGCCGGTCAAGTCCGGAGGCTGAGCCAACGATAACAGTTCGCCTTGACGCTCCTTCACCTTCTCCTGCGACCAGAGTCACATTTCGAAAACTCGCTCTGGATGAATAATAGTTGCTGTTGATGATGTTCTCAAAGTTTGGAGAGAAAACAACATACGGATTTTCTGTCTGCTCATAAGAACGATCAACGCCGGCATACAGACTGAATGCAAACTTGTTTTCATCTGTCAGTACGATCTTGAACCCTATATTATTTTCCTCACAAAGTCCTTTTACGACATCGTACAGGCAGTCACCTGTGTATTGGTTGTCGATTTTCAGACTTGTGATTTTAGGGTCAGTAGAAGGCACGAACACAAAGTTAGAAATCTTTCGATCGGCAATAGACGGTGAAATGATGCACTCATTCAACATCGTCTGGATGCCATTTTGAAGATTTCCATTAAAGATTCGCTGTCCCCAGATGATGCGGCGTTCAAGAATAGACTCCAACGATCTGCCTGTGACAATAAGATGATTTCCTTCTTCTGTGTCGGCATTGATCTTGATGTCCTCGATAATCATACAGTGCTCCGAATCCTTCAGCCACAGATAGTAATCCTCTTTCAAATACTGCAAGAGTTGTGTATCCATAGCGAAGAATATCTCGAAATCTCCATACGAATTATACCGGTCAGTCCATATCATGGATTCATAAGTATCTATGACGGCTACGGACTCGAAATCGGTGTTTAAGACCAAAAGCTCCATAGTTATACCCCCTCATAGATGACTTTGTTTTCGATCCTGAACTGAAGATTCGTAACACCGCTGTCAGCAGTAAAGGCAAAAATGTTATCGCCCTTTGCCAGCGTGAACCAGTCGGTGTTCTTATCCAGACAGTTCAGAATATTGTAAGAAACGCCTTCACGAATCAAGGTAATGCTCTTATCGCCCTTTGAGGTGTTAATGACAATATCGTCACTTGCAACAACGCCCTTTCCCGTGAGCTTTTGGAGCTTCACGGTATCGATCTTCATGACTTCTCTGGTTTCCGTATTGTAGATATTGATGTTACTTGCCGGTCCGATTGCATGGATATAGATCGTTACGCCAATTTCAGCATCGCCATAGTAAGTGATGACTCCCTCCGTCTTGATTTGGATTTCGCCAAATACAAGCAGCGGTTCCGTCAGAGACTCATTCGAGAACGGAAACTCGAACAATGGGTCAATACTGTAGAAATCCGTTACATTGTTTCCATCCTCACCGGCTGAATAGAAGAACGGGTCAGGGCAAATGATCGAGATTGATGTCCCTTCCTGTGAGCTAAAAATATTTGGTTCATTCGATTCCACATAACCGTTTGTTCGTACATATCGGTTATCGGTTTCGATGATGATCTCAACATTTTTCTTTGCCGGAAAGTATTTGTAGGATTTCTGCCGTACATCCTCGATTGTTTCTCCATAGACTGTGTCAACGAATACGATTTGGAAAACGATGTTCCGCTGACTCAATCTGGCAGAGTTAAACATAGAGCCATCATTAGTGACGACTTCCGTCGTGTTGACAGTTGCTTTGACCAGACCTAAGCCGGTTACAGACTTGATGAGGAAGCCCGAAACCTCAGGCTCCCTCAAGTCAAGTTTGATCCTATCACCTAAGTAATTGGTGATAGCAAATGAGTGAATCATGTTTCCACCAATCCTTTCAACGCCGAGAACTGGTTCTTCGTCTGACGATAAATGTCAATCCTCGACAGTGCCTTAGGCGAATAGTTGTTTTGTGTGAAATTGTAGTTGTTTCCAGAGGCAGGTGTAGTACCGCCATTTTGAACGACACTTGCACCATCACGCTCCATACCTGCACTGATCTTCATTGCCTGATTTCGACTCAGAAGTGCCGATAGTCTACCAGCACCCTCCGTTACATCAGACAGATCAAGCAGCGGTCGAATCGTCGGTTGAGAGTCAATTCCGTTTTCGATGAAATCACCAATCTTAGAAACTGCGTTGCGGAGTCCTTCCTTAGCCGACTTTGCAACAGATGCACCGGCATCGTAAGACTTATCGGTGTAGTCGATCAAAGAATTGACAAATCCCATACCAAAGAATCCGCCAATTCGATAGCCAACTTTAGATGGTGAGTTGATGTCGAGCTCAGCTTCCGCAGCCTGTGCAGCAGCTCTTGCCATTGCTCTGGCTCGTGCTTCTGCGTACCAGGTATACTCGTCAATACCCTTAGCAAAACCCTCGACAAGATATTTACCGGCATTGTAGAAGTCAGTATACTTATTTCGGATTGCTGTCAGACAACTGTTAATGATCTGAACAAAGGCGTCTTTCGCAAGCTGGTTCTTTGTTCGGATGCCAGCAATGAGGTTTGTCATCGTAGTCTGTCCAACGGTGTTAAACTCGTAGAACTTATTTCGGATTGCTATCAGACAACCGGATACAATAGTGACAAATGCCGACCGAGCAGATGCGTCGCCGGTACGAATGCCAGAGATAAAGTTGGTCATCATCGTCTGCCCCATGATTGTGAACTGACTGTACTTGCTTGTAAAAGTAGTGACAATACCGTTAATCATGGTGGTGAAAGTGCTTGTCAGATTTCCTTGCTGTGCTTTGGCGGCATTGATAAATGTAGTGACCATTGTGTTTGCGGCTGTGCTTACACGAGAATTAGCATTTGTAAAGGCATTGATGAAGCCGTCGATACCTGCATTACCCAAATTCGTAAGATTCTGAGCAAATGTGGACATTCCACTTGTGTCAACACTCTTAATGCCGTTTGCCAAGTCCACAAGGTTTCTGAACTCGACAACTACTCCACTCAGCTTGGTCACATCCACGCCACTGACGCTATTGTAATATGCAGCGAAAGACTGGCCGAAAGACACCAACTGTTCACCGAAGCTTGCAATATCGTTATCACCCGTAAACCAGGATACGATGCCACCGCTATTCGGCAAGTTATTCGAAAGCTCAACCAGAGCTTTAGCTGCATTTGCAGAGTTTGTAACAACAGATGCATCCAACCCTGTTACAGCCAAAGAGTAGTTCTTCATTGCAGTACCAAACGGAACAAGCTGCTCGCCAAAAGTTTCAAGGTCATTGTCCCCCGTAAACCAGGATACAACTCCACCTGTATTTGGTACCGTATTTGCAAGCTCAAGCAAAGCCTGACCTGCGGTAACACTATTTTGAATAACATCGGCTTTCAGTCCAGAAACGGCATCAGAGAAATTCTTCATTGCTCTGCCGAAAGGAACAAGCTGTTCACCGAAGTCGTCCATATCGTTTTCACCCGCAAAGAATCCGACAACACCGCCGCTATTCGGAACGGTGCTTGCCATCTCTGCAAGCGCTTTACCGGCTGTAGCCGCTTCCGTAATCACACTGGCATCGATTCCAGCGACTTCATTTGCGAAGTTACGCATGGCGCGACCAAAGGGAATAAGCTGTTCGCCGAATGCGTTCATGTCATTCTCTCCGGCAAAGAATCCAACGACACCGCCCGTATTGGGAAGCGTGTCAGCCATCTCTGCGAGAGTCTTGCCGGCAATTGCAGCATTGGAAACTGCTTCTCCATCAATACCGCTAATTTCATCAGAGAACTGTTTCATGGCTTTTCCGAACGGAACCATCTCTTCAGCAAAGCCGGAAAGTGAGCTTCCGCCGGTAAACCACGAGGTCAATCCATCCAAAATATTTGCGGCAGTCAGGATAAGAATCGTTTCTGCAAGAGCCTTAACGCCATCCAACATAGCCGGGTCTATAGAAGCAGCGCCGTCAAGGAACGGCTGAACATTGGTCATAAATCCGGAAAGATCGGAGCCAATTTGAGGGAATTGACTGGATACGCCGCTCATAAAGCCGCCGACAATACCGCCAACAAACTTGCCGATTGCCGTGCCAATTCCCTGAAGTAGATTTCCGCCTTCATTGATAAGCCAGTTCAAGCCCGGAATTTGTGCCAGGGCACCAACAGCAGCGAGCACAAGAGCAAGTTCAGCGATGACGGCACCCATACCGAGAACACCCAGCATTGCACCGGGAACCAGAGCAGCCACTGCACTCAAAGCCGCCATAATCGCTGCAAGCAGACCGATGCCGACAATTCCCTGAAGAAGTGTCTCGGTATCAATACCTTTAAGCGCATCCACAATGCCTGAGAAGAACGCCATCAGTACATCTACCGCAGCCTGAATCAGACCGGGGAGATTTTTGGCGACGCCCTCAAGTACAGCAATAAGGAATTGGAAAATAGAATCGACGATAGACGGGGTGTATTCTACCAACGCTTCAAGAACACCTGCGATAAGCTTCAGTGCTCCGTCAGCAATAGCGGGAACACACTCAACGAGCACATCCACCAGCATAAGAACAACTGCTTTGACTGCTTCGCCGATAGCTCCTGCACTATCTGCGATAACTTTGCAGAACTCAACGATTGCCTCACCGATCTTAGCCACGATAGCAGGAATGAGTGCTGCAACACCTGTAATAATAACAGTCAAGGAAGCAACAATGGCTGTGGCACCGGCAGTTCCAGCAGCCGCAAGAGCCGTCAAACCTACTGCCAAAGCAGACAAACCAGCACCAGCCAAAGCGAGTCCGGCACCAATGCCAACGACTGCTACTCCGATTAGTGCCAAGGAGCCGCTCAAAGCAAGAATAGAAGGAACCAATGGAGTGAGCACAGCACCTGCAACGCCGAGAACAGCAAATGCTCCGGCCAGCGAAACCAAGCCCTTAGCAATCGATTCCCAACTCATAGCCCCTAAAATACTAAGCACCGGAGTCATAACAAGAAGTGCCGCTGCCGCAACAAGCATCGCCGCAGAACCGGCTAAGGTGCCTCTCATAGCGTTTAAACCGACCGCTAAAATAACCATAGCACCGCCAAGCGTTACAAGACCTTTTGCAATCTCTTCCCATGTAAGGGCGCCCATCTTTTCTAAAGCATCCGCTATGATAACAAGAGCCGCAGAAACTGCAATAAGACCAGTTCCAATTGCAATCATGTTTTTAGGCATAAGTTTGACTGCAATCGTTACCGCTGCCAAAGCTCCCGCTATAGCAACCAAGCCCTTTGCGATTTCTTCCCACTTCATACCGCCGAAATCATTCATAGCCGAGGCAAATACCTTCATAGCCGCAGCAATAGCAATTAAAGAGACGCCAGTAGAAAGAACATGTTTAGCATTACCCGTCAGATTTGTAAAGGCCGTAATTTCAGCAAGAAGAACGCCAATAGATACAAGACCTTTTCCGATTTCATCCCACTTCATACCGCCGAAGTCTTCACAGGCGGAGGCCAACACCTTTATAGCAGCGGCAAGAATAACAATTCCTGTAGCTGTTGTAATGGCTTTACCGCTAAATTGGGCAGTACGCATAAATAGCGACACTTCCGTTAAAAGCACGCCGACGCCAATCAGACCTTTTGCAAGCTCATCCCAATCCAAAGCGGAAAGATCTTCGCAGGCAGAGGCCAATATCTTGATTGCTGCCGCAAATATAACCATCTGCGTAGCGCCTTTTACAATCGTGCCGCCTCCACTGCTCATTACCTTAGCAGCAGCAACCATCATAGCAGACAGGCCGGCTACGCCGATGAGACCGGTTGTAAGCTGTTTAGAATCCAAATCGCCGATCTTTTTTAAAGCTCCAGCGAGAATAAGCACCGCAGTGGCAATGCCCAGCATCGCGGTTACGCTTTTGACAACGCCGGTTACTTCTCCGCTTATCTTATTGAATATTGCCATTGAAGTCATCAAATCGGCAAAGAGCACTGTAATAGCGCCAAGAGAAGCATTTAGCTTTTTACTGTCGATAAGGCTAATAGCAACAATGGACGCCGTAAGGATTGCAATGGCAGATGCAATCTTGAGAAGCGTCCCGGCCTGTAGCTGTTTCTGATAAGCTTCGAAGCATCCCCTGACATTGTCAAGAATACCAATAAACGATTCTTTGATACTGCCAATATCATCAATAGCGCTTTTAAACGCACCGACAAATTTAGTAATTCCAATCGCAATAGCGCCAAAAGAAATACCATTGAGCAAATCAATAATCCCGCTGAAATTAGCTTCGCCGAGATTAGACGCCAGAGAACTTCCGAGTTCGCCCAAAATATTGACAATACCGCTTCCGATCGTTTTTACCGCATTCCATACAGCACTGAGCAATTGTACAAATTGGCAATTAGCCAAAGTCTCGCCCATTACCTCGAAAGCCGCAACCACAGAAGATTTCATTTCTCCGGTAGCCTCGCCTACCTGAGACATTCTTTCCTGAATGCGCTCAAGCAGAGAATGAAATATTTCAAAGCCGGGAAGCTTAAAGTTTTCAGCTATCGTCGTAATAAATGTTTTAATGGCGCTTGCTATAGTTCGGATAAAGGAGGCGATTCCACCGAGAACTTTATTAAAGATATCTGTTCGTTCAATTACTTCGTTAAGTTTAACGAGCCATTCTCCAAAAGAACCAGTAATGCCAAGAAGACCGCTTCCAAGTTCTCCGACCCCTCCAAGAAGCGAACCAACAGCTCTGACCACTGCCATAAAGGCACTGCCAATGATGTCTACAACAGCAAACAATCCCTTAAAAGTGTTTTTAAGATTATTAGATGCGGTTTCGCTTAATACAAACCGTTCTGTCAGCTTTCTTAAATTTTCTGTAATGTTATAAAGCTGATCGGCTGTCATTGGAGGAAAGATATCTCTAAACGCCTCTTTTATCGGGGACAATACGCTCATTAACCCCTTAGCAGCATTCCATAAGGCTTGAATGATGTTTTCTCTTCCAGACGGACGAAGTATTTTTTCTGTAAATTCATCCATGGAAACGGAACCATCTTTAAGGCCGGACGCCAGCGCTTCGATTTGAGAAACCATTTCAGAAGTATAACCAGCAGCTTTTCTTTCTTCCTCTGTCATGCCAGACATTTTTCCTTGCAGATGAAACACTGCTTCCGAAAGTGTCTCAGAAGAAATAACGCCTTCCTGCAATCCTTTTTTTAAAGCATCGCTAAAGCTGTCAGAATCCGCAACCATTTTATCGAAAGCGTCGCCATGTACTCGGGCAACCTCTTGAATAGACTCAATATAACCGGCTTCATCAGCGATGCCAGCATCAAGCAATTGTTTCCAGCCTGAACTCAATCCACCGCTTAACAGCTCGTTTCTGGCTTCTGCTGATTTAGAAATAACATCGCCGACAATATTGGAAACTTCCGTCAATAATTCTTTTGCTTCATCAAAGTCGCCGATCAAAATTTCCCATGTTTGAGTCCATCCAGATTGTGCGCTTTCTTTTAAGGTATCGAACAATTGCGTAAAAGTCTTTACTTTCGTAGCTGCGTCTTCAGCCGTTTTGGCCATGTCCATGATAGAACGGGCTTGTTCTGCTGTAAAACCTTGCTGAATTAAATCCGCTTCGGTATAAGCACCGGCAAATTGCTTTAGGGTTTCGGTAAGAACTTCTGTGGTCAGCCACTCGCCTTTGGTGAGAGATTCTCTGAACGAACCATACATATCGATAGCGTTTTTCGCTCCGGTTCCAAGCAATTCAGAGGTTCGTACCAAAGCATCTTGAAATACTTTACCACCCATACCGGCATTGACCACCGAGTTCCAGTCCATAAGAGAAACTTTACCGGCAGCCAATGCTTGAGAAAGCTGATACATTGCCGTGGAAGCCTGCTGAGAAGTTGATCCCGATACAGCGGCAAGATTGGCTATACCCTTAATAGAATCTACAGAGGTTTGCAGATCGACGCCCGCAGCAGTAAATGTACCTATGTTTTTGGTCATTTCAGTAAAGTTATATATCGTCTTATCCGCATAGGTATTTAATTCATCTAATGCTCGATTAACCTGCTGCAAATTCGTGCCTTGATGCGAAGTATTTGCCAATATTGTCTGAACAGCGCCTATCTGCGTTTCATATTCTGCAAATCCCGTTTTAATAGGATCGATTGTAAAAGCAGATAAAATCTGTTTTCCGGCATTGAGCGCGGAATTTGTGATATTGGAAAGTGCGGTTACAGCCATGACCTCCAATGCGGAGAATTTCAAACGTACAGATTCTACCGCATTTCCAAGACCGCTCAGATTAATCTTTTTAGCCGCATTATCGACCTGCTCAAATCCTTTAGCAGCGCCGTTCATATCCAAACTTTTCTTTAATTTTTCAATAGAAGATAAGCTTGTCTGAACTCCGGATTCAAACTGTTTATTGTCAAATCGCATTTCTACGACTCTTTCGTCGATAGTCTTGCTCATAGCTTCGTAACCTCCTTCCATGCATCATTTGCAATTCGGTCAAAAATAGGCTGGATAGCAGGATTGATGTAATCTCGACCCTGTACCCAGCCGCCGTTGCGAGTTCCATGACCATATTGCAGGATAATTGCTATTGGAACTCCATTTTGAATATTGGAATTGTAAAAGGTGATCTGTGCCGTTCCGTTTCGGTTTATAATTTCATAGTACCAGGAACTTGCAGTAAGACCGGAATCGACAGGTGTTGCAGACGCAAGGGCAGCGACCCCTTCTCGGCCATACTTATCTAAATCTCCGAGTCGAACCACCTCTTTAGCCCTCTCTAAAAATCGTGTGACCTTTGAGAAGTCTCCCTTGTGACTGAACCGAATCATTCACGGACCTCCCTTACTTCATAAGTTGATTCACCTTATTCTGAACAGCAGTAGGATCATAGCCAGCCGCTTTCAGCCGGTTCACTCGATCCTGACCGTTGCCCCATAAACCACGAATTACCTCTTGAGCAAGTTCGTCTACGGTTTTCTTAACAGTAGAAGAGGAAACCGCCGTCCCGCTTTTGGTTGTTACATAAGTATCGAATCCAGCAGCTTTCAGCCTTGCAGCCATTGCATCGGCATTCGCTTTCTTGCTGAAAGCACCGACCTGAATCTTGTAAAGGTTATCGACCTTGACCATGTAAGTATCGAAACCGGCGGCTTTTACTTTCTGAAGCATTGCGTCAGCATTTGCTTTATTGGCAAAAGCTCCAGTCTGAACCCGATAAAGCACCTGGTTATCGACCGGCTTATCATTTCCACCGGTAGAACCTCCGAGCTTCGCTGTAACTTTGGATGCAAGATCACCCATTCGAGCATACATCCAGTCACCCGGACAGCTCTTATTAGCAAACCAACGATGTACAGTCAGAACCATTTCATCGGAGGCTGGTTCGTAATTGAGAGTCTTTGTTTTATCTCCAAGCCAAAGAAGCTTCTTTTTTCCATTGCGTTTACAAATATCCACACATAGCTCAATGAGCTTGTTATAGACCACATCCTTAAACGCATACGGTTCCTGCGTGTCGCTTGCACACTCAATGGTTACGGCTCTTTGGTCGTTAGCATTGGAAGAAGAACACCAGGAACGATTCTTCTCCTCCACATACATACCTACTCGACCGTCTACACCGATACCGTACTGACAAGAAGCCTGCCGGGAAGTCGGAGCAAAAATATTGCCCAGGGTTTCTACCGAGCACTGACCGACTACGCAATGAGGTGTAATACGGTCAACGGCATGAGTTCTCTGCCCGGAATGATTCGGGCTCAACTTGGTATAGGATACCAGAGGACTGTTACTCATTTTTTGTTTCCTCCTTCACGCTTTGAATCTGCTTCAACATCTGAATCACCTTGTCATAGCCAACCGTAGAGATCAAGAAGCCCAGATACATCAGAACAACGATCTCAACTCCGATCTTCATGGTGAAGACGGTGTCAGTCATGATAAGGTAAATTACACTGACAGCACAGGCGATCAGGACGGCTAAAATAGCCGCAAGAACATTGGAAGAATACTTGACCTTCGTTCCATCAAGCAACTTCTTAATGCCCTCCACTGTCAGATTTGTGATAACAGATACGATCAACAGTGCTGTAGTCAAAAAACTGATAGGCATAACTAAACCTCCTCATAATTCGTATTTTCAGCAGACTCGCTTTCTTTGTTCAATCTCTCTTCTCTTTTTTCAAAGAAAGTTTCAAACAAGGCCTTCAGAAAATAGCCAACCATAACACCCACAATTGTGGTGGCGATAGTGCTGGAAAGAGACTCTGCAATTTGTACCTGCCCCATAAATGCAAGTACATAAGACAGTTGCAGATCGATCAATGCAATAACAAGAATCGCTGTAACTGCTTTTTTGGTATAAGTTTTCAGCCATGCTTTATAAGATGGCTTTTTATGGCAAACCTTCTTAAAAAAGCATTTTCGGCATCGTCTGTTCATTCAATCACCCCTTAGAACCAAAGAGTTTTCGATTGGCGGCATTGATGGCTGCATTCCGATTCCACATTTCACGCTTGCTTCTTCGCTTAGGTGGAGAATTCTTGACATTGCACACCCGTATGAGAGTCAACAGCCTATTCAAATGCCATTTTTGAAACTCTACAGGAATGTTATAAGAAATCATCCAGTAATAAATAAGCTCAGATGTAACCGTTTCCTTGTGACCTCTGGCTTGCTTATCTTCAATGAGACAAGTTGCAGTCATTGGTGCCTCGATATACGCATTGATGGCGGCATAGTTTTCAGCAGACAGCCGAGTATATACTTCGGGATCGATATTCTGGGTCAAAGTCATGCATCGTACATAATCCAGAATCTCCTCATCAGTTTTTTCTTGCTTACCGAGAAATGCCTTGTTCCATTTACTTTCCCATTTTGAAAGAGAGACTAAGGAATGCTCCAACTGCAAAGTCTGCTCTTTCTTGTAGATAAATTCCTCGTGAATTTCATCCCAAAACTCGGCAGCCGGCACAGTAATTTTCAGCATTCCTTAGTCCTCCGAGCTTTCTTTAATTAGATGCGATGGGTGCAGCCTGCTTATTGCCGTTAGCACGCATCACACGATTTACAAATTCGGATGCAGCACCGGCATCGGTGACAAGCTTTTCGAACAGTACCTCGTAAGCGGGAGTTTCCATAAAGCTTCTGGAAATCTCCTCGGACTTCATGAAGCGTCTGCCATCATCGCTCTTCTCACCATAAGCGGTCTTAATAAAGTTCTCGAAGAACTCCATAATAAGCGCACCATTCGGACTGGCAGCGATACTCTTAAGCTGAACATCATAGCCGCCCTTAGCGCTCGCCTGCATCTTTACGATTTCAGGCTTAGACAGGTCGAAGTAAAAATCTTCGGTTCTCTGAATACCGTTCAGATCGGTATAAGTGATAGTTTCCTTAGTCATTGAAATTTTCTCCTTTCAAATTAAAAAAGTTGGAGCCGCCAGCTTACCTGAATACGGCTCCATGATTTTAGAGATTAGCCCTCCGGATTCTGAGTCTTATCGAACAGTTCAATAATCTCATCGGGCAGAGGCAGGCGAGGCTCGACACCATCGTTACCGCCAGTGGTAGTCGGGTCCTTACCATACAGGATTTCTTCCAGCTGGGTCATGAACTCGGCACTGAACTTAGTGGAGTCAAAGGTCAGCGTAGCAGTCGGCTTCAGCTTCTTACCGTTGACCAGCTTGTTGATGGAGACAGGAGTAGTGCTGATCTCCCAGGACAGAGTAGCCGCCTCAGGGCTGTCGTTGACCGTACTGTAACCCTTCTCGGAAGGAGCAGCCAGACAGCCGTAGACCAGATGCAGCTTGTAGCCGTAATCGTTCAGATCGGTATCATTGCCCAGAATGGTGCGATATGCCAAACCGAAAGTCTTACGAGACTGCTGACCGGCATACATACCAGGCATGATCTCAACAGAACCATCGCACTCAGCAAACTCATCGGGGTACATATATGCCTCGACGGTAGCGCCGAACTCCTCGTTGGAAACCAGGTTCACATACTTGATGTTATCGGCGTAAATCGGGGAAGCCTCAGCACCGGAAGGACTCTCGGTAACGGCAGTCAGACCATTCCATGCAACGCCCTTGTTGTAAACGCCGCCGGGCTGCATCGGATAGAGAACGCCATGGTCACAGCCAGTTTCATACAGGCGTTCACCAGTTTTATCCCAAATGATTTTGGACATAAAGATATTCCTCCTTATCAGAAATAGAGCGAGAAATTCCAGTGATTCAGATTCTCGCTTGTATAATATCGTTCGAATCGGCAGGTAGGTATAGCAACCACCTTACCGACAAGCTCACTATCCGGATCAGAGTCAATGACTGTGACCGAATAATGTCTGTGAGATGAATAAACCCCGTTATCGGCGTGCACATTTTCGATGTCATCAAGTGCATAAACGATAGCGGGGTATTTCATTTTTACCGACTCAGGAGGTTGAAAATACACATTTTTGCTTTCAAGGAGTTCTTCCAGGAAAGTTTGCAGATCAAGCCTGCTCGCCATTGTATACACCTCCCACAGTCAGTATAAGTCTTGGGTACTGAACTTCAACGCTTGTCACCTTCCATTTAGCACCCATAAACTCAACATACCTCATCGAATGAAAATTCTCATTGGCAAATGGATCGGCTACGATACTGATCTCATTCGCAACATTGATGTTGTCGTTGAGTTGTTCCGCAGACTGAAGCCTACGAGTGTTACGAGTTAAATCACCATAGTACATACGCTCGATGATTTTCTCTGTCCAAACGCCCGGCTTAGTCTCTTCTGTTACAGCGTAGCCAATTACTCCATAAAATTTAGCCATTTTGAATTTTCACTCCTTACTCAGTCGCCAAGGTCAGTCCCTTAAGACTATAAGTCTTTGTGGCGGTATCTTCACCATTGGTGACAGTAACCTTTACCGACTGCTTTGCCGTATCGGCGATCTTCAGCACAATCAAACCATCGTCGTCCAGTTCGACTGCTCCATTCTTACCGCCAATCAGTTCCACTGTAACCGTTGCATCTTCCGGTTCCTGAGTTACATGCAGAGCGAGATAGTTACCACTCTGCTCATCGGTCGCACTGCTGAATCTCGTGTAATCGGTGACCAGCTTCAGCGTACCGGTAATTTCTCTACCGGAGATTGCAACATTCTCCTGCAAATCTGCTGCGGTTTTACCGAGCAATTCCGTCTCACCGTCCGCAGGTTCAACCGTGAGACTCGTTAAGGGCGGTCAGTGACATCCTCTTCCAGAGCAATAGCGGACATAACACGAGTGTTAGCACCGGAGCAACGAGTCTCCAGCAGGCTCTTCTCCTGGTTGAAGTCGATGTCGAAATCAGTGAAGTGAGTGATTTCACCGCCCTTGGTAGCGCCCAGAGAATAGTCAGCCAGGTTGACCATAAGACCCAGAAGCTTCTTGGTCTTGCTGTCCGTAGTAGTACGAGTCTTACCCTCGAACTGCTCCGCCGTAATGATCTGACCGACATTCAGAGCCGCAGCCAGATCACTGACCTTGTCATAGATGCGGCGACCATTCAGGTCACGGGCAAGCAGCATGACATTGACCAGATGAGGCGTGCAGTAGAAGTCGGGAGTGCCAGAGCCCTTATACTTCTCACGAGCGTACAACAGAGACTGGATCACGGCTTCTGCATAAATGTAATTCTCGCCGAAATTAGCGGAAGTGTTGGTGCCCTGAAGCGTGCTCTTCATGCCGGCAATGTCGACATCAGCATGAATGGTGTACAGCTCGTCATCCAGCCAGATCGGGCGGATCTTATCCTCAGCAATCTTACCGTCAGCACCAACCTCACGACCATCGCCGATCATGATAGCCGTTGCCAGCTCCTCGTTCAGATTCATACGGTCGATGCCGTACAGGTACTGCACCACATCAAAGTCCTGAATATCGATGATGTCGTCACGGTCAAGCTTGCTCTTCACATACACGGTCTGAGGATCGGTAGTTCTGTGGAGCAGCTGGATGTTACCGACATAACCCTTCTGAGTGCCCTTCTTGTAACCCTTGGCACGAAGAGCCTCAATGTTACGCAGGTCAGCCTGACGGGTACGGATACGGGAGATAGGGCTCTTATGAACCTTCTTCAGAACCTCGTTTACCCAACCCTGGTCAGTAGTGAGCAGTTCAGGAGCACCGGGACGGACATCTTTGTACTCAGGAAACAGAGTTTCGATACCATCGATGCCGTGAGCCAGAACGCTGTCAGGATTCTGCTCCACATAGATATCCATAGCAGTACGAAGACTGCCGACGCTGTTGGACTTAGCCATGGAAATGATGCTTGCCTGGTCAGCGTGAGACAGAACCTCGGTCTTCTTCTGCTGATCGTTGTCAAAGACATTATGTTTCATTGTGTTATCCTCCTTATTGGATTCAGATTTGTTATCGGAATCATCTTTGGATTCCTTTTCAGGTTCACCTTCGAGAGCCTGTGCAATAAGTGCATACATGACGTTCTGCTGCTTTTCGGACATAGAGTCGATTACATCAGCAACCGTCTCTTCATCGTCCTTCTTCTCTTCCTTGCTTTCGGCAGGCTTGTCCTCTTTGGTATTCTCCTTCTTTTCCTCCTCTTTCTGCTCATCCTTAGACTCGGCAGAATGGGAAAGGCAAAGAGGCATTCCGGTATAGATGATAGCTTCATCATCGGACATTTCACCATGCTTCAGCATAGAGTCAATAAATGCACCAGGATTAGCACCCTTATGCACAAGACTCACCTCACAAATACAACCATGCAGTACATCAGGACCAGCCTGCTGAAGTTGATTGGCGTAAATGGACAGAGCGCAAATGTCACCATGCTTAATAAGGACTTTCGCAATTTCACCGTCAGCGGTGTCATTGAGGAAGCCATAGGTGTAAACACCTTCCTCACGGTTCTCAAGCCATGCATGACCGAGAACATCACGAGGACTGTTGTGCTGATGATTCCAGACCAGCGGGACTTTAATACCGTCGTTATTCTTAAAGGCGTCCCGACGAATTACTCGCCCATCGGAACACTTAAGGTCATTTCGGGTTGCCCAGCCGCTGAAATCACAAGCCTCAACCGAAAAAGGTCTACTCATTTTGAATTTCCTCCTTACTTTTTCGATTTTTGCTTAGAGATTTTGTCGTCCAAATCACTTGCTGACTCTTCAACTGAATTGTCTGTGGTGATTGGTGCTTCTTCCGACTGCTGATCGGAGCCGGACGGTTCACTCAGATTCTTATTCCTGAGTTCGTCTGCTCTTGGGTCATCAGAAGGTTTCATACCAACGACCTGACGAATTTCATTCGAAGTCATGATTTCATTTCTCGTGAATTTGTCAGCAATTTCAGCGATTTCATTAACAGGAACCAACTTAAACGGATCTCTGAAGAACGAAATCGACTGTCGTTGTGATCGGGCAGTTTTGGTCAGAAACTTTCGTTTCATCTCATCAACAATAGCGGAAATGATCGGCTCGATTGTCCGGTTGTTGTAGTTCAGCATTGTCTTCTCGTCCGCTGTTCCATCCAAAATGCTCTGAGTGATTCCCAACTGGCTGTATAGCATACTCGTCAAGTATTCAATCTGGGACATCAGGTTGTTGTTCACGGAACGATTCAACTGTGTGATATGCTCGGTACCATCGGTATAAGCAATACCATACTTAGAACCTGACAACTGACTTTCTATATCTTTACGCCGATTTTCGGCCTGTTGACGCCTTGCTTCAGTCTTGATAACATAGGGGAGCTGAATAATCAAATCGAGTTTTCCAGATCCACTTTGTTCATCAATGACATCAAGTAGGTTAAGTTTACGAATGAGCCGCTGCATAGTTGAGTTCGGTTCATTGATAACTGCGTACAGCGGATTCTCAATGATAGCCACTGCACTTTTTGGCACTACAATATCTTCTTTTCTGCCCGTCTGTTCGTTGTACACACGAGTACGAATATATTGCGGATACCAATCCAAAATCTGTCCGACACGCAAAGACTGAATGTCATACGAACCGGACACATTCGGGTCAGTCGTTGTATCGACCGGAACGATTGCTACGCTTCCTTCATCAAACATAGAAATAACTACATCTTGAATGAACGAACGTGCTGTCTGATCGACATTAGCTTCCAGAGTGAGGCAATTATTCAATCCGTCATCGATGACCGAAAGAAAACGCCCATTTTCATCCAGACGGACATGCTGAACATTCAGTGCTGCAACATCAAGTGCAATTCGGTTATACACCGATGTAACGATTGACCTTTCGTTGCCTCTGGACATTCTTGGTCTGTCAGCTCGATATGGGTAACTCATACCTAAGTCCCGGTAGTTCATTTGAATATTACCGGTAAATGCATTCCAAGCATGTTTTAGTCTGGAACCAAAAGACATCTCCATTTTGAATCATCACCTCCTTAAACCATATCAACATTTTTCTTCTTATAGGCAACTCGACCGGAAGCCCAGATACCATTCTTAAGCTGTTGCATATCATAGCCTCTGTCAGCCAGAGCCATATGTACACCGACTTCGCCTCGTTTCGCAACGAATTGAACGACACGCCCTGAAGGTGCGGTAACATTTTTAACGGACTCATTCATCAACTCAGCCATTTTCCGGTTATAGGAATTGATAGCCGAGGAGCTGATTTTACCTTTCGATGTCATGGAAGAAGGATTTTTTAATAGTTGATTGGCGTACTGATCGAGTTCTTTGGAAACATCTTTGCGGGCTTTGGATACGATTTTGTCATGGTTTTTATGAGCCCACTTTGCATCTTTCTTTTCCAAACGCTTTTGACCGGCTGTGGTCAAAGTACCGTCTTTGTTCTGGAAACGGCGAACGCCCCATTTCTGACCGAGAATGCCGTGATGATACATCTCATCCAACTTGACCACCTCCTTAGTCAAATGCATCTCGATTAAGTTTATAAGCAATATAGGCATCCATCATTGCTGCAACAGCATCGATTTTCTGCTCATACCGCTTTTTCAAAAGTTTCCGGTTTCCGTTTGTATCTTCAAGTGTAATACAGTTACCCATAGCAAAGGTCATAAGGTCCTCGTCGAAGATAAGCATTCTTTCTTCAGAAAGCTTCTTCAGTTCTCCGAGTGGAACCGACTCGGTTTTAGCGCCCTGGATGACTTTCTCAATTCCAAACGGACCGTTTTCTGATTCCCATCTCGCTACGAATTCTTTCGCATTATAAGGGTCAAATCCAAGACAACGAACATCGTATCCGCACTCCTGAATGTGATTGTCTAAATCTTCATACACATCCATCATGTTAAGTACGGCGCCCTCTAAAACAATTAAACTGCCCTCAGCCATGAATTGATCGTACTTGATCCTCATAGCAGCTGGCAGCTTCATTAAAGTTGTAGAGGTGATGTAGTTTCTCGTCTTAACGCCAAAGGAACTGTTTGGCAATGGAAATAGAAATGTAAAGGCACAGAAGTCATCGCCCTGCGACAAGTCTGCACCGAGGGAGCAAGGCATCTGCCAGAAATCCCTCTTTCGATGCGGAAGGGTTTCTTCATAAGTGAAGTAATAGGTGTAGCCCTCCATAGGCAGCCCAAATCTCTTTGCAAGAATATCGTTTCGGGCAGCTGGAGCTTTTTCAGCTCTTTCAACATCAAGTTGATAAGTTTCATAGCTTACGGTTTTTCCGAGATTCGGATTAGCCTTGAGCCACATTTCCGGATCTCCGACTTCGTCAATGGAATCAAGTTTGTACCACCATATCGAAACATGGGGATTGATGTAGTCGCCCTTAAGGATGTCCATCAACTCCATTTTGATGGTGTCGCCACTTCCATTACGAACTGTACCTTCCGAGCTGATTGCAACGATGATGTAGTCATTCACCTTGGATGCACCCTGCTCAATGGCACCGATAACATCCTCTCGAATGTCACCGGAAAGCCACTCATCAACAGTCGCGACCTTAATCTGTAGACCCTGAAGCTTATTGATGCTCATAGGTCTGACCTCAAGAAGCGAACCAGTCAGGAAGTTTTCAACGCCCTTTTTTGTAGAAGCTAACTTTGTGCGATTCGCTTTGGAACCAGTTGTGTTTTGTAAAGAGCCTTCTGTCAGGAACTGAAACAGCGGTCCTCTCGAACGGGTGATAGCGGTACGAAGAGGGGACATGACTTCCTCAGCTTGCTTCATTGTAGGTGCGGTCGTGATCTGATGAGTGGTAGATGTATCAACATTCAGGAAGTAACCTTGCAGAGTCGAGCCATACATTGATTTTGCGGCACCTCGCGCAACGATCAAATACTGCTTGTTGATTAACCGCTTTTTTACATTCTTACGAACATAATGCCCGCCATGACCATCGGGATTCGGCTGATAAACACTTCGTTCGACGAAGTAGTACCAACCAAAGATCTGTTCACCCCATAGTTTGAAACTGTCCAAAAGGCTAAGATCTGACCCATCTGTTAGAGTGAGTTCGGACTCGCAATAAGCGATCCATCCCTCAACAGCTTGGTCGTCATAGTACACACCCGGATTAGCAATAAGATCGTCAATGCGATTCATCTCCATAGAGATCTCTTTGCAAACCGGAATTTCCCCTCGAATCACGGCATCACGAAACATACCATAATACTTGGGAACGGCAGTGTTTGATAATGCCATGAGTACCTCCTTATCCGGCCTTCTTAGCCATACCGTTTACAATTTCTTTGATCTTGCCATAGTTATTGTAAATGGTCAGAGCAGTCGAAGTAGCAGTTGCAATTGTACCGGCAACTTTCAGTGTTTTCGATACATATTCCTTTCCACGATTTACATCAGTCGAAGACAGCTGACTGTACTGTTTCTCCATCTGAAGTCGGTTCAGCCGATTGCGAAGCTCTGCATCACTCATAGATTTAACGCTCTTACTGTTATGGGCTTTAGTATAATCCTCATGAGCAGGAGCATCAGATTTAGAAGAGCTTTCTCTTTTCTTTCCAGCCGTGGTGCGAGTACCGTCTTTGTTCTGGAAACGGCGAACGCCCCATTTCTGACCGAGAATGCCGTGATGGGTAAGTGCTGTATTGTCCATTTTGAAATCCTCCTCTCACATTTAATCCGGATCAACTGTTACATTGATTCGCCATTCGAGCTCGCTGATCTGTCGGTTGATTGCTTCCATGACGGCTGAACTTAAAGGCGGATCAAATGTCAGTTTTACCTTCAGGTAGATAAAAGTTTTTACAAATTCAAGACGAGGATCATCATACAAGAATTCAGACCAGGTCTTACTTGCATCTTCGATACGGAATCCTTCTTCAGGACCGACACCGAGCTGCGTCAAGACCGAGAATGCCGAATTGATGTACATTACGATGTCCGGGTCAAAGTGCTCATACTCTTCAGCAATTCCGAGCAGCTTTTTAATCGATGTCAGTATACTATCCATATCGCGTTCTCCTTACTGCCTGACGGCTACAAATTTCTTCATACAGAATCCTTCGATGCCGGCAGCAGTGCAGACAGCGTACCAGTCATCATTGGAATCGCCCATGTCAATTTCCAATTCGTCAAGACAGGTCACAACGGTTACTACTCTGGAATCCTTAGATGGCTTTTCACGAATGTTCAGCTTCAGGCAATCAGTGACGACACCGATCACATTCCGAGCTGCATCTTCGCAAAACCCTGCTTCCTGCTCCTCGATGTTATCGGTCGATTCATCAAGAACAGAGTTTTCATAGATTTCCTTAGTCATTGAAATTTTCTCCTTTCATTATTTTCGCCAGGGACAGGTATCATTTTGTGTGCGTTGAACAGGTGAAAGAACCAGTAAGCTTTCATCACCATAGTGAATCGCATTGTGTGTATTCAACTTGGTGCAAACTGCATTCTCCGGATCGAAAACGCAGGGGCTCTGATTTAAGATATCTTCATAAGTAATCGGATTCAGATGATGGATCAATACGGAACCAAAGATTTCATAACCCGGCATACCAAGATCACAACCTTCATCCCGAATGATAATTTCATCTCGGAATTGCAGCCATTGATCCGAATGATAAAACTCTTGGTTCAACCATCGCTTAAAACCGAAAGTTTCTTTTCCAACGGAACCATCAAGCTTTAAGTAGAGAAATCGTTCTTCAAATGTCGGCAATGTAATTAACTCCGAATAGGTTTTAATACTCATCGTCTTCACCGCCTGCACCGGAATATCTCCTAAACGCTTCGAGAGCCTTGTTGTACAACTCCTTGGCTTCACTGTTGGAATTTAGATTCTTGGTCTTCGCTTCGATAAGCTCTTTCCGCTTCTCCAGAATCTCCTTTTCAATTCGTTCCTTACTGGAACCGAGCTTCAAATAATGTGTTATGACCTGAGAAGAAGCAGTTCCGTCTCTGAGCTGCTTTTCAGCACATTGAACCGCCAAAGAAATCATTAAGTTCTCTTGCGCTTCGAGAGATGTCGGTGGTCTCAATTGGCTGTTTGAGTCGGAAGAGCTTGCAGCTTTACCTTTTGGCATTGGCACTGCCTCCTCTCTTAAAAAATTTGGTGCGGATAACAGGAGTTGAACCTGCACGGAGATAACCTCCAATAAATTCTGAGTCTATTGCGTCTGCCAGTTCCGCCATATCCGCATACTTGTACTGCACTTTTTATCTGAACCGATGCTCTTTTAGGTGAGAATAGGTGCAGTATTTGAAAGAACTTACAGAGCTGAATTTCCACCAATCACCGAAAGGAGAAAAGAAACATGAAAGGAGATGTTCACACTTTATGGAAAATGTCTCAACCCTGTAAGCTCGTTCAAATACTGCACCCGTGGGGTAAACCCCATTCCCAAAATATCCCTCCGGAGAT